TGGAACGCAGGGCGCAAGCCAAACGGAGCATTAGTTGCTGACATAGTCAAACTCCTTTAGGTTAACCCGAAAATACGGGTGTTTTGCTTGGTTGCTGTTCAATTCCGCCAATACCTTCACCCTCAACGTTAACCAGTGAACGGCCATTACTATCGCGTTGTCCTTGGAGACTTTCAATTTGGACTCTAATCTTGTCAGCCTCTTCACGGGGCTTGTCATGATGTTGATAAGTCATAATTTCTTGGAAAATGTCCATTGGCAATTTAAATAGCAACATTTCGTTGCACGAGATATAACCAACGTGCTCACCTGACTTCACTCGATAATCTTCATAGCCTGGTAACTCTTCCGACTTAACGGGGACGTACCCTAGACGAATCCTCTTATCAATGCTGTCATAGCTATTGGTAGTTGAAAGCCAGCAAAGGTGCCACCCATCCATGTTGGGTAACTTTGGCAGTGCTGATTGCGTCCACTCCTCACTCCACATCTTGCGACGTTCCTGTGTAGAAATGAACTTTTCTTCTGGTGCTCCATGACTCGCTTCCCCGTTTTCACGGTCATTACGACCTGTAGCATTCAAAGATTTTTTAAGACGTGATTCCATATTATTCTCCAAGTATTAGTTAGTAAGTTTTATTCTGACGGTCAAACTTCACAAAGTTTTCGATCATCTTTGCTTTGCGAACAGGGTTGTCCCATGCGCCAGCTTCTTTCATTGCTTTTACTCTTTCTGGAGTAAGCAAGAACTGGGTACGGTTAGTACCCCCATAAGCTGCTGAAGCCTCTCGTCCTGAACTACCCACAACATTCCTTGGTTTTCTAACAGTGGAATTACTGTCTGCAGAATCATTATAACGATGAGGTAGAGACTTTTGCAAACGGCTATCGAGCTCGTCCCAATAGTCAGGATCTTTTGGGTCCCAGCCCTCTTCAACAAGCATTTCAGACGCCTTTAAAGTGATGCGACTGTCTCTGTCCGTACCATCAATCTTGTACCAACTGTTTTTGTTGATCCATTGTGCAGCGTTGCGCTGTACTTCAGGCTCAGGCAGTTTGATATTGTTGATTTCAGGGCGTGGTGCTTGTGCTACTTGTTTTTTAATTTGCGCCAATTGAGCCAAATTAGCCTTGGCTTCGTCCAAAAGGTCTTGAGCCTCCACCATGGCTTGGCCATCATTAGAGCTAACAGCTTCAGCCATCTTCATTTTGGCGTACTCCAAGCGAACTTGGGTATCCTCAATGTTTTTGTCAATGCGCAAAACGTCAGTTTGACGTGTTCTATTCTCTACATCAGACAAACGGCGCTTAAATTCTTCATTTTCACGCTGTAATTGCTGTAAACGTAGGTCTTTTTCGTAGTTTGTCTTCTTGACTAGGTCACGTTTTGCTCTGCGACGGCTTCTTTTAGCGTCTCTAAGCTCGTCCGTGTCATCAGGATGGTCTGCATCTTCGTCATCAGCTTGTTTTTGGTCAATATTTTGATCAAATTTTTCTAGTTGTGAAGAATTATCGCCATCATCATCGTTTTTTAACAAACTTTCATCCAATTCAACGATTGCAGAGCCGTCTTGTGACTCTTCAATCTTCAATTCAGGTGTTTTTTGCTCGGTTGCCATAAATATTTACCCCTTAAACGTATGTTTTAAACGACAGTGGGTCATCTGTGACCTTAGCTATCAGTTCGTGGTCGTTGATAGTCATAAACAAAACGGGTTCGGTGTCGGCTTCTTCACCAGGAACTGGTCTTTCCCACCTGTCTCCACCCCATTTTGGAACCCTTACAAAGTCACCAATCTCAGCCCATGAGCCTTCTGGCCATGGTTGCATGGTGTCTCTGTTCTTAAACGCAAGCGGACCTATGGCCACGACCTTACCGATCATGTTGTTCCACTTCTCGTTTTCTTTGGTTTCATCAACGATGATGATTCGTCCTGCGCGTTTTTTAATACGGCGTAATTGAACGATTACACGACCACCATATGGACGTTGTCCAGGGTCTACATCAGGGAATGCCCATACTAGTTCAACTGGGTCAGGCACGCCCGCATTTCCCTCAATCGTAGGGATTTTCTCTTTTTCACTCACTACTCTCTCCTTAAACACCATAGTTTCAGGTGCATCATCAAAGCGCTTTTCAGCGCGGCCTCAGTCGCGGAGTGCGACTTATTCTTTACCTTCAGCTTCTTCTAACATACGGTCGATTGAATTCAGGGTAAATTGTAAACCTTGGTATTCACCTACCATACGCTGATAGGCTTCCCAAGTTACCGCGTTACCAGAGGCAAGGGAAAACGCTAACTCGGATTGCCTAAGTTTGACCACGTGGATCAGTTGTTCAATCATTTGTTTTTGCTAAGAGGAGACACGGGCTTCTTGCCTGTATCCTTCATGCTTTGTCCATTCACGGGTGCGCCTTGGGCCAAACGCTTGTGTTGGGGGACGTTGATGCTCTTTTGTTCTTGATCAGATGTTGCCATTTGGGGCTCCTTGAGGTTGTGGCGCGGGCGCCTGTGGTTGTGGCGCTTGCGCCATGGGTTGCATAGCAGGCGGTTGTGCCTGTGCAATGTTTTGGATTGTCTCATGAGTCAGCTTAGCATTCTCAATTGCAATCTTTGTTTGGTTGTCCATTGTTGCCTTTTGCATATCTGCTTGCAACTTGGCTTGATCATACTGTGACTTGGCTTGGTCGGCTTGGGTCTTGCGCTGTGTCTCAGCCATGCTTGTGTCTTTGACCACTTGCTCAGCAGGTGGCAACTGACCTTGTGATGCTTGTTGACGTTGTGTAGCAATACCAATGAGCTTTTGAAATTGTGGAACAAACGCTTGGAAGACGTCTTGCGTATCCATTTCTACGTGCGCACCAACTACTGTGTACAGCTTGTCGATGTGCGCAGTCAAACTTGGATCATCGTAGTTGTCTACAGGCTTGCCACCTTGTGATTGTGCTACATAAGCATTACTTCTGTTCAAGTACCACAATGTCATATGTTGCTTGATGTGCTCAATCAAGTTATTGACAAAGTTGGGATCTGCAAATGGGGATTGGCCAAAGAATGGGTTCAATCCAAATTGCAAATGATCTTGAATGTGCGCTATGTGATCTTGTTGCATGTACGCATAGGCGGGTTGGCCTAAGAGCATGGCAGCGTTCTCATCCGCAGATGTGCGTTGCTCAGGAGAAGGCACGTCCTTCATCAACTCATTGATGTTGGGTATCTTCAATTGCTTCAAGAATCTAGACAGAACCATATTCATATTGAACTGGTCAGGATGTTTTTCTGCCAAAGCTAACACCGCTTGGTTTTGCGCCATGCGTTGTGTCTCAGAAAAGATGTGGGGATCAGAGACTGGCACAACATCCGTGTTGCGCGAGAAGTCTTCTCTTTCAATATCCAAGTCAGCCACTACCTCTGACTTGCGCATCTCGTCAAAGTGCCAACGGTTGAGTCGGCATAGGATTTTGAGGACGCGCGCCTGAGATTCATGCAGCCTAGCGTGAATAGCAGAAAATACCGCTGCACCTTGCTCAATCAAAGCCTGAGTTGTACCGACAGGCGCCTGAGCGTTAACGTCAGCGATTTTTTCTTCTGACGTGCTCACGACTCCCTTTGTTGCGGTATCTAACCAGCCAAGGAGCTCAAACAACACTGCGGATGGGGGATTAAACGGCATAGGCATAGCTATTTGCCTGATGTCCTGAACCCCAGGCGCTCCCTCAATCTCAACAATTTGTGTGACGTCTACTTGTTGACTTTGTCCACTGATCTTTGCTCCTTTGAGCTTGAGCATGGTGGCTGCATTATTGATGTGAGCGCTATCCAACAATGCACGCAAGCTACCAGTAAGAGCAGCACTAAGACCGCCAATAAGGTGAGGCAATCCGATTGCATATGCACCCCTCCATGGAATGAACTTGAATTCAACGATCCAATCCAACTTGGTCATTGTTTCATCTTGTTCTTCCCAGTTTCTGTACAAGCCCACCACTTCATTGTCAATCTCATCAATCATGAGAATATATGGAGCTGACTTGCCCTTGGAATACTTGTCTTCTTGTAATTCTAAGAACGTGTAAACGTGGTAGACGTTGCGGATACCGTCTTGGTTTTTCTCAAACTGCTTGCCCTCAATCTTATTGTTGGCTTGCTCTACCTTGCCGATATCAATGCTTTCCGTAGCCTTAACATAGTTGATGTCACGATACATGCCACTTCTGATGCGTCTTTGAAACTCATACTCGGTGATTTCGTGTAGTTCCGCTGCTCTTTGTGCGGTGTAGAAGTTGGTGGCAGCAAACGGCAGTATCACGCGGTCAATTGGCAAAAACTCCACGCATGGGCGCTTTTTCTCTTCATCAAACCACATCTTAAAGTATTGTGATCCACCCAAAGGCAACTGAGTCAGCAACTGTTCTTGCTCGTCTCTGAACTCTTCGATCTGCTCGGTGATCTGCCAGTTCAAATAGTCACGCTTGCGCTCAGCTTTTTGTGACTTGATTTCATCCATCTTGCCCAAAATCTTTGTTCTGACTGGGCCATCAGGTGGGAACATCTCTTTGATTGCACGAGCAGCGAAGTCTACACAGCCTTCTGCCATGGCTGGGTGAACTACTTTGGATGCGCCCATGAAGGTTGCGCCACCAGGGGCATCATTGCCCATGCCTGTGCGCTTTAATCCTTCTTCGTATTGCTTGTCCCTTAACTCACGAGCTTCTTTGTCGCTCTTGATCAAGTCCATGTATCGCTGAATAAGACCTGATAGTTCATGGCTATCATAAGTCTCAGCCATGTTGCTGTAGAAGTCAGGATTTTCTTCAGGCCCACTGTCAGGCATGGTGACAATTGCTGAACCGTCAGGCTGTTCTTCTGTTTCTATTTCAGGCAAATCAACAATGGCTGAGCCATCGTCTTGCTCTTCAATGTTCATTTCGTCGTTCATTTCTTAGCCTTTTTAGGTTTTTTCATGAGTTCAAGGGTCATGGTGTCTTGGCTTGCCTTGCCACCTTTTTTGTATCCCTTTTTCTGCAATGCAGTCAAATACTTTTCTGTAAGTTGTTGTCTAGGTATTCTACGGACAATGTCCATGTACCCAGGCGCTCTTCCTTTTGTTTCTTGAATTTCTTTTACAAAGTCGGGCGCAGCCATCTCAAACGGTATTTGTCTGAACGCCTCTGGGCTAGTCTCTCCATGCAACATGAATGGGAAGGCTTTGTTTAGCTCAGGCTCATATGACGTCTCTCCACTGAAAGAAAAGACGTGAGGACCAACTGACATGCTTGGAGCGTGCAGTAGTCTTGGGTCAGTTGTGTCTTCGATCATTTTGGATGCATCAAAGATCTGCGCTTTCTTTCCGCCAATCTTTTTGCCAGCCATTAAATCAGCCAGTATGCGACGACGCTCAAACGTGTCAAACAAATGGTGCGTGTTATCAAATGATACGTCAGAATCAAATACAGGCTTGGAAGGAGACTTTTCTGTGCCCTTGGTCATTGCTGAGCGCATCATGTCTAGCATCATGGCTTCTTGCTCTGGGCTCAACAGACCATTTTTCCTAGCCTCTTGAAATTTGTTCCACATCCTATTAAAGACCAATTGGTTGGACGTGTGCATTTCAGGTGTACCAATAAAGGTAGACCATATTGCTTTATCTTCGGGAGACAGTCCGCGCTTTTCACGGTTCAATAATTTGATTGCGGTTCCCGACTTGCCTACACCCCAAACACGGCCAGCATAGTCAGGATCTTCCAATCCAATTTGTGAAAAACCTACGCCACCACGCATGCCATGTTTGCGCTTTTCTACCTTTGCGCGGTCAGCTTCTGTGATGTGCAAATACTTTCCTTCGTGCTTTCCTAATACTTCAGATGGCCTCATCAGTCCTTCTTGTGCCTTTTGGAAGATTGCCTCTTTCATTTCTGCCACGGTAGGCTTCTTTGCTGATCCGCCTTTAGCCATGTTGGGCATGGTTTGATTCTGTGGCCCTAGAGCGCTCAATGCCTGTCCTTGGGGGGTCATGCTCAAGATGTTGCTCTGAGGAGCTCCTTGGGGCATTTGACCGCCTTGCTGTGGCGGTTGTTGAGGTTGTTGCTGTTGATTTGGAGGCGTCATCTGAGGCGCTGACTGCTGAACGTATTGCATCCCAGGCGTCATCTTGTCCATGTCTACTCCACCTACGCTTGGGTTGCCGTCTCTGCCAGGCTCAACATATATCTTGTCTGACAGGTTAGGAGCCTCGTTAGCGCCAATAGACTGAATCTCAGCCTTGGGCACCATGAGTCTATTGCGTTGGAGCGCCATGCGCATTTCCTCTATTGATGGTTGCACGTTGCCTCCAGTTGCTTTGTGTACGACGCCACCTGTTTTGTACAGTGGAAGTCCGTTGGTTAATATGTCTTTGCGCATTGGCTCAGTGATGGGAAAGTGGTGAAGCTTTTTTTCATTTGCCTTATCAAGCATGGCATTAAATTGTGCTTGTTCTTGTGGGTTCATATTAGCCATTGGAACATGGGCTACGCCTAGTCGTTCTGATGCGTCTCCACGCTCACTTGGATCGCCAGGCAATGTATGACCATGTAACTCCATCTTAACGCCATGCTTCTTTCCAAGTTGGTTAAAGATGTTAGGGACTTTCTTGTTGTAGAAAGCCTTCATTGGCTTGCCTTTTATTTCTATGTCTTGACCAGTCAATGAACGTAAAGTGCCTTGTGGCTTTTGTTGCATTAGCTTTTCCGCTAATTCTTTTCCAACAAGTTCAGGTAAATCTTCTTCTCTAACACCTGTTTGTTTAATAACTTCATTTCCATTTTTATCATAGGCAACTAGGTTTGACCCTGATAAATGCAAATCTTGTATATGTTTTGCCAAACTATATCGTTTGTTTTGTTCTTCACCAGGCGTCATGACGATGCCATGGTAGCCCTTTTCTGCAGCGTGGTGCATCAATCTTTTAATGGCCATCTCTTCCCAGTTCTTTTTAAATGGGGCGTCTGGTGGAGCAAAATTGTTTGGTAATGATAATAGTTCATCATGAATTTCTTTTGGAATCGCTTTATTGTTTTGAATGTAAGGAGCCGCCAAATCCGATAATTCTTTTCGACGCTTTTCAATTTCTTCTGTGCGATAACCTTTTTCACGCCCTTGTTGATGCCAGTCTGACTGTAGCTCTTCAAGGTGCAGTAGCTTCTCACCGTTGGGCCCAGTGCGGTCTTTGAGACGCATGGATGCTAGGATGTTTGGCTCGCCATGGAAGTGGTTTGATACACCTTCAAAGTTACCCATTGGATACTTGATAAGCATCTCTCGGTAGTTCTCACCGCCAGGCAAAGTCAACTCTTCGTGTGCAGCGCCTTTTTCTATCTCACCATTGCGCCTCATGCTTTCAGCTATCTGGCTAAATCTGTTCCATTGGTTGTTTGCCAAGTCTTGTGCAATATCATCAACGGTCTCATCGTACTCGTCAGCGTTGCGTCTTCCACGACGACCCATCAAGTATTGAGCTTCTTCACGCGCCTCTTGATAGATTAAATCATCAATGATTTCACTATCAGTCACGGGCATGATTGTTTTGTCAATTATTCTAGGATTTGACTTTTGTGACAGATGTCCAAGGAACTGCTCGTGCGTCATCTTGGGCTCGTTCATCAGCGACTCAAGGCCACGCTCTTTGAGTTCAGTGGGCTTGACGCCAGGCAACGCCATCAATTCTTTGAGGAACTCGGAACCAGTTCCTACCTTACGCTTGAGAGCCTTAGCCCCCATGTCCAAGGCTGAATAGAAGGGTCTGCCCTTGCCGATTAACTCATTCATAAGGGGCGCTCCTCTATTTCTAAATGATGTGCGTGAGTGACTTGTCCACCCTTGGCTTTGGTAATGTCTGGTTCATTGACGTCATATGTGCCACGGTTTCCAATGGCTGATTTAATCTGTGTTGGGTGAAACAACGCCAAGTTCTTGACAAGTTTATTTTTATCGTTGTGTTCGGCCACGTACATGGAATCATGGCCAAGGTTTTTGATTGCCTTCATCACATCAGGATTTTCTAGCTCAGCCCAATATCCTTGTGATATGGCATCTTTGACTCCACTCGATAATGGCCTGCCTTTTATCGCTGCATACTCATCGTAAAGATTGTCTAAATGCGCAGGGTTGTCATAATCAAACGGCAACTTGGCTTGCACATGCACTGGCATGATATTTTGACCTTTGGGCTCCAATTCGCCGTAGTTTGTGTAATTGCCAAGATAACTATTGACAAAACTTGGGTCAGGCGAAACAAAGTGAGCCCCACGTTGGCTTGGCTTAAAGTCTTTGAAGTCAGCATTGGTTCCATGGTACATGACCCCCTTCTCATGGCTTCCATGTAAGAACTTAGCTTTGTTCGCCTCACGCTCAGCACGGGTCATCCCCTTGGTTAACGCAAGGCGCATCTGATCCATTGAGGGTTTGGGTTTACTCATTACTCAATTATCCACCGAGGGCTTGAGTTCGTCCACCGACCTTTTCTTTCTCCATCTGATCCAATCCCTCAATTGCTGCACCGCGAGTTGCTCGCCTATGTCCGCTTCAGGCAACACCGTGATGTCGAACCGATTCTCACATATGGTGGTCTTCACCCCATCCATATGAATCAGCCTTTTGTACGTTGTCTCCGTTTGGGCAAAGTATCCGAAGTCATTGCCCGAATCCATCAGTTCAGTCTCAATCGTCATGTCACACCCCCAGTTCAACTAGTATTCCCTACTGAGAGTAGGGGTTTTGCTTGCTACGTGCGTTGTAGATCTCCGCATCGGTGATGTCCTCTTGCGTGATCTCCTCCCTTGGAGGCGCGTCAATGCTGATCCACCCCGCGTCCCTTAAATACCTCAACCCTTGGCTGATGCAGTCCACGAACTCATCATGCGCTGACTCAGGAAATGAACAGATCTGGCTCACCATGCCCTCCGCCCAATCCCTTACGTATCCTTTCCTCACACTGCTCTCAGGTATCCATACGCGACCAGCCTTGATGATGTTCGCCACAATGGATAGCCTTTGCACCTTATCTGCGCGACCAGGGTTATAAGCCTGAACTGGTATGTGCGCCCTTTGCAAGTCTTGGATCAATGATATGCCTGCGGACTTATCCTCAACCAAGACGAGGTCAACCAACTTCCTGTCTTTCCCTTCTCCATATACGACCTCATACTCTTCGAGAACTTTAGGTCGCAAGTCTGGATACTGTAAGTGTTCTTGCCAACAATCCAAGATGAGTACAGACATCCCCCCATCCAAGGGCTTGAATACTGCCAATGTGATTGATCCCGTTGGATCGTTGTATGTTTTATCTGAGGTGGCGCAATCATAGCTTTGGACGATGTATTCAAGCTTAGGGAAAGCCTTACCATCAGGCCATAGCCTGAACCAATCCCTCTTGACTATTCCACCCTCCTCGGCGTCGATCAGCTCCGCATAGATCTCCTGTCGGCCTAGCTTCATCCCCTCATAGGACATGATCTGCTTCTTGAAGTTTTCCGCCAAGTTGTCGATGTTAGCGTATGTGGATGCACGCGTGATGACAACATCATCCCCTTCGCGCCCTACTAGTTCAACTATTAAGTCTTTAGGTTTAGGAGTTGTTGAGCAAATCAACTTGGTCTTCTTACCCAAGCGCATACCGAACTGTATCTGATCCCACGCTTCCTGAAGGTATTCCCATGCTGCCAACTCATCTAGCCATCCCCCATGGAACTGTGGCCCCCTGAAGCGCTCGGGCTCGGAGGCTGGGATTCCCTTGATGAACGATCCATTGATCAAATGTATCTCATGAAGGCTTGAGTTGTATTTCTCTACTAGTTGAACTGGGATTACATTGAGGAGTCCTGAGTCACCCTCAAAGCATGTTCCCTTCAAGTCACCGCTAGTCGGAGCCGATACAAGCCATCTCGTGTTGGGATTGTTCCATGCCCATGATGCCAACGTCTCAGCCGATGCCCTAGTCTTCCCTGCTCCACGGCCAGCGAGCATCAGCCATATGCTCCACCAATCCCCTGATGGCTCAATCTGATGCTTATGCGCCTTCTCCCTCAGCCATTGATACTGCCATAACCACACGATCTGATCTATGGCGCTGAGCTTGGTGAACTCGGCTTGGGTCTTGGGGTCCATCAGGACCTCGTCAACCAACTCTAGCGTCTGGCTCATTCGGCTTGTCTTGCAAGCTTAATGTTCTCTAGCAGTTGGCCAAACACATTGATGTTGTGCTCGATCACCACAGGCTGAGTATCTGATCCAGTGTGTTCTGTCCTTGCCAGTTTGGGGATGTGATACTCCACTACCGATTGGAACAAATCGAATGCCTTCGCTGGATTCGGTGGTGTGATGTACTCCCCTGTGGGCTCACCCTCCTCATCCAACTTCTGCACTCCATTGGCTACCTGATCGAGCCATCCAGTGAGCCTATGAGCGTTTCCATCCACGAATGTGGCTATGGCCTGTCTTGCGTCAGAAGTCGCCTTATTCGGGCTTCCCAAGGGCCTCCCAGCCCCTTTCTTCGCTGTTCCCATACTACCTCCAATATTTGTAAATTGTTTATTGATACTAAAGTATAACGTAGAACTTTATGATTAGTTTACTACCTATAGTATCTTTGTATTGGCGTAGTGTATCTGATGAATTCTTTTGTGTAAATAAAAAAAGAGGAGCTTCTTTACGGCTCCTCTAAACTCATGGCAACTGCTTCCATGATCTTTCTTTGCAATCTATTCCTCTTGGTCGCTTCTTAGTATTTTATGCTCCGCCCATTTTCTATATGACTTCAGCTCTTCGTTTTCTTTCTTGAGCCGATCTATTGTTCCTTGCATGTGCTTCATTCTACTCATGGCTTGTTCTATCCAGTCTTTGACTTCGTTTGTCATTGCGTGAGTATTTGGCTCTGCCAATTTCTTTGTGGCCATTTACCTTCTCCAAAATACAAAGTCTAGGTACATCACCAATATGGCTATGATATAGAGAACTGTGAGTATTGGTACTCCGCGAAATCTTATTTCGATGTCAGTTTCTTTTTCCATGTCATTGTATCCTTTGCGATGGTATGCGGTTACGGATGGCTTCTGCAAGTTCTTCCTGTTTCCACTCACTTGCTAAGTCTGCGCAAGCCTGTCTCTCGATGAAGATGGCTTGTCTTGTCGTCTCTATTGCGACTTGCATGATCTCGGCTCGTGCGAGCACAAGCGCCTCATCAAACTCTGTCTGCGTGAAGAATGTTTGAGCGCCTGAGCTTTGTAGGAGTTGGCGAGCCAATCCACTCAGTTCTTTCTTTTCTGTCATGCGATTCTCGCTACTTTAGCCTTGCGCATGACAGCTTCATACTCTTTCTTGGCTGCATCATCTAACTTGCGCATGGGCAGCTCTTGATAGTATTTCCATTTGGCTTGGTACTCAGGTTGCTCTGATGGTGGCACCCAACCGTTTGCCCTCCATCTGATTGTGATGTCTGTGCCCGCTGGCGTGTAGATGTATTCTTTTCTCATGCTGTTTCTTTCTTCAAAATGTTTTGCAAAGATTCTAACAACAACTCAGCCTGGTCCCTTGGGATGACGCAAGTTGTGCAACCCTGTTTGTGTGAAACGTATAACCATACGGCTCTTTCATCATCCCATTTGTCGAATGATACGCGTGTTCCGTTTTCGCCTTTTACAATTACTTCTTCCATGATTGCTCCTTTGAGCCCCCGAAGGGGCATTTGGTTTAGATGGTGGGCTTGAAAGTTGTGCGAGTTGTAGACTCTTTGCGGAAAGACTCTAAGTCAGCTTCTGTGATGCCGAACTTGGCGCACAATGCATCCATGTCGATAGAACCTTTGACGGTTGTGGCCTTGATCTCAAGGCCATACATCTCGCCACGGAACTCGCCGAGGCCGAAGTTGACGAGGAGCAAGTCTTTAGAATTTTCCCAAGCTTTCTTGATAGCTTTGTATTCGCGGTCGAGAACTGCGAATGAATCAATAGGATTCTTGAGGGACTCAACTGTTGCAGTTGCTTGGATGGTTGCTTGAACTTCTGTGATCATTTGGAACTCCTTTGTTAAACCTGCTGTAGTGCAGTGATTAGAATTCTAACTGAAAATTAGACTCTTGCAACAATTATTTTAATACCTGACTAATTTGTGGGGTTTTGTAGTGTTGAGACAACGTTTTTGATGGTTTCGTTCAGGGCGTCGAGTTCGTCCATCTTAGCTATAGCCCACGCCCTCTTCTGACCATGCCAACCCATCATGCTCCCTTGGTGGCACGACTTGCAGAGAGCCACTACCGTCCAGTGCAGTCCCTGTTTGATGTGGTGGGCGTCTGATGGGCCATGCTGACCACAGACTGAGCATGGTTGCTCTTTGACCATGCCCACCCACGTCCTTTCTTTTGCGTTCATTTTGCTATTCACTCAGGATTCTCCATGCTGTTGCTGCACAAAGTGGGACTTGTCCGTTTCCAATGGCTTTAAGTCTGTCCACTCTAGAGGCCATCCCATCAGCCACTCTGTCCACGTTGGGTTCAGTTTGCCACCATTGTGCAGACCCGAAACTTGTTCCCCAAGATTTCCTTTGCCTCTGTCTCTCAAAGCGTGTCTTGAATCTTGAGCTTTTGGAGTTCCCCAAACATGAGTAAATCCAGATTCTTTCGCGTCTATGGTTTGCACCAATGTCGGAAGCAGATATAACTCCCCACCTACTGTCATACCCCATTGCGGTAAGGTCTGCAAGGACTCGTTCAAGTCCTCTAGTAACGAGCATTGGACTGTTCTCCACAAATGTGTATTTGGGTCGTATTTCGCCAATAATCCTTGCCATTTCTCGCCACATTCCTGATCGTTCTCCATCAAGTCCATCTCCGTTTCCAGCAACTGAGATGTCTTGACATGGAAAGCCTCCCGATATAACGTCAACAATTCCTCTCCACGGCTTTCCGTCAAAGGTTTGAACGTCATCCCAAATCGGGAAAGGCGGGAGAAGTCCGTCATTTTGTCTTGCTGCAAGTACGCTTGCTGGATAGGGTTCCCATTCGACTGCACAGACGGTTCGCCATCCGAGCAAATGTCCCCCAAGTATTCCTCCACCAGCGCCTGCGAAAAGAGCCAACTCATTCATATTTCTCCTTAAGATACTGCTTTATCCATAACACGATTAGAAGCCTCTGTAGACCTCCACACTTCAATTCTAGCTTGGGCTGATATCAACCCCCATCTAAGCTCTTCTTCGCGTTGTACAGCCCCTTCTAGCCCACTTAGCAGTTGGGTATAGACTGGGTCAGCATATGCCTCTATTTCTGCACTAGCAGCCGTTTTAGCAACTCCAGAGGACATGGCTGCCTTCATAAGCATCGCCTTTTGACTTTTACGGTACTCTTCCAAATAAACGCGGTGTGCTTTGGCTTCTGCGTACTTGATTCCGTGGGTGTAAAGGTAATCTACTGCTTTATCAATTTCTTTCATGTGTTCTTATCCTTCAGCTTGTCTTCTGCCCATCTTGCTCCGTTAATAAAGTCAAAGTTGTGTGTCCTTTCATCTTTCATGTCTTCAGAAGTCAGTCCTACCCATTCACGCTTTGCTTCTAAAGCCCTATCAGTCATTTCCAAGGCGTTCTTCAAACGATGCAACTCAATCTCTACTTCTTTGAGTTTGTTGATTGCTTCAAATGTTTTTTCATGATTCATCTTTATCACCTTCTTTCATTGCTCCCAACATATGGTTTAAAGCGTAAATTTTTTTTATGTTTTCTACTTGTTGTTGATGCAAAAAAGTTGATGCTTCTCCTAACGCTTTGTTTGCACCATATAACTCAATAAGTTCATCTTGAATTTCTTCTTTGGTTTTCATTCTTTATTCCTATCTTTTTTTTCTACCATTAGTTGTACAGTTTGTTTATATCCATTTTTAAGTAAATCATTTTTTAAAATTTCTAAAACACCTACTGTTGTGGCAAGCAAAATAGAGTCTTCGTATTTCATAAGAACATCAAAAAGTTCAAGTGTTAATCCTCCAACCAATTCATTTTGAGTTAAATTTTTCATGTGTTCTTCTCCTTTATCAGGCAAGTCATACTTGCGAGATTCATAGACCATCTTGTCGTGGTCTGTTGGGTGTTGTTTAAGTGGCATTGTTTTTCTCCTTCAGCTTGGCTTCTATGTACCGCCATGTTTCAATCATGTCTACATATTCACCATTTGCTGCATGAGCGCCACCATATGAACTTCGTGAATTGTCAGACCAATAATCTAAGGCATTATTCATGTCTTCATCAGTCAGTTTTACCCATGTGCGTTGTGGCGTACCTATCCCTACATCACCAGTTACTGGATCTACTCTTAACCTAGTGTCTAACTCAGCTTTTTCGTTATATCTTGGTAATGAATTCATGTTTTTCTCCTTGCATTTGTGAAACGGCAGAACTCGACCAATCCAACCAATCAATTCACCACATTTTTGGCAACAATAAGATGGATGTTTTGTTTTCATTCTTTTCCCCTTGCTCGTATCCAATCACGAAAATGAAAATATTGCGGAGGTATCAATTCTGCACACGCCTCACGTTCTTTTTCTGCTACCATTTTGGCAAAGGCTTCAAGACCACAATATGTTATTTCCATAACATCGTATTTATCTGGGTTTCGAGAAAATCTTCCACCAGACTGTTTAGCCATTTTTATGATTTCATCTTTAGTCATTCTTATTCCTTTATGCCGTGAGCGGCTTCGATTGCTCTAGCAAACTCTCGTAATGCCTCTGTTGCAGAAATTCCGTTTTGGTCTTGCTCAAATAAAGCAAAGGGTATTTCGTCAATATGTTTATCCGTCAAAGGCTTGCGTTGTGGTGTGGTGTAGAGCTTTGTATTTTCTGGCAGTGGTCCATTTGTCCATTCAACTGTATAGCGACTTATGTGAACTTCTGCTACCAATGCCACAGGCTCATCTTTTGTTTCTAGTTGTTCTTTATAGGTGGTTTTAGAGGCCATGTTTTGCATATCTTTTGTTAGTCCTCCATACTCAAGGATTGCTCTAGCAAACAATACAGGAAAGTCAGCCGTGCCATTCGCTTCAACCAACCCCTCTGCTTTGCCACTCATGTGCAAATAAATGTTGTGTATTTCTTCATCTGTCATTTACGCCACCCTTTTTCTTTTAGCCAAACGTCAATCATTGCTCTGCATTCATTTTCCAACGCCACAGGTAAATTGAACTCAATCCATGTTGTTTCTACTGCGTTTGGGTTGGGTACAAAGTCATCCCCAAATACAGGTTGACCTTCGCCTTTTACTTCTGCCATTCCAAATTTATTCATTATTTCCCCTTGCTCGGATTTTGTCCGAAATGATTTCAGAGTAATTTCGCTCCAACCCACCTGCGTATGAGTCAGCAATTTTTGCACATTCCTCACGTTCTTTTTCTGCTACCAGTTTGGCAAACTTCTCAAGATACTCAAGCCCAATGATTGGCATCCAGTTCACATCAGTTGCCAAATGAAGACCTGACTTGTGCGCCATCTCTATGATTTCTTCTTTAGTCATTCTTCTCCCCTTTTTCGTATTTGTTCAGCAATAGCTTTTGATGGGTGTGGATAAGCAAGCACCCATTCGTCTGCAATCTTTGCACAAGCCTCACGCTCTACTTCTGCGATCCATCTACAGAGCTTGAGAAAATGTTCTTCAATTAAAAAGTAATCAATTTCTTCTTTAGTCATTGTTCATCGCCTTATAAGTAAACAAAATTAAAGTCACAACCATGAGTGCGCAAATTACAGCAGGAATTAGCGCCATCACGATCAGCGTTGCCATTAAAAGAGTCATTTCATAGCTCCTATGAAGTAAGCATCAGCCAAAGCTTGTCCCTTGGCTTTTTGCCTTAATTCTTTCCAGTTGGGGAAGAGTTGGATGGCGGAGCTTCTTGACGCGTCCTTATCAGTTCCAATCAACTGGTTTTTCTTTTTCCATGCTTGGGGTGAGTAGAGGTTGTGTGCAATTTTTAAAGCCCATAGAACGCCCATAACCGTCCCTACGCTGTGCCCAAAGTTGAACATTGAGGTGACGCCCTGACCAGGCATCGCATGTACGTTTTCAATACAAACAAAGCCGACTTTGTTGTCGGTCAAAAAGTCAGCCAACTCAGCCCCATTCACGCGCTTGGCGGTGCCAACCGTCACGACTGGCATCATCATCCACTCGATCGGTTCGTAGTCCTCTAAGACCACGATGGCGCCTGTGATGCCTGGGTCAATCCCTGCTACTCTCATTTTTTATCCTTTGGGTTAAATTTGTCGCAACGTTGCAAAATAAATCTTGGGGCTCGCATTGGTTTGTTTCCATCCATGTAGACGTTACAGGTCCGATGTTTGTACACATAGTTCTGACACTCAAAACACAGTGTTCGGTCGTCATCGTCGTAGATGTCTCGGTCATAGAGGCGTGACGCCAAGTCCCATGCCTCATCTTCCGATAATCCTTCCTCCTGAAAGAACTTCAGCCTCTTGAACTTCAAGTCAGTTGCTTCCTCAATCGTCTTGCTCATATCTCCTCCATTTCTGAAGTCTAACATACGGTTAGATTTTGTAAACAAAAAAATGAGGGCCCCCCTATCCCCCTTACTATCCCTTCACCCAAAGACCCCCCTACCCCCACACAAGGGAGTAGAGAGGGAAGGTGCTTCACCCCACCGAAGTGGATCATCATGCTAACGGTTGGATACGTTATGCCCCCGACTTGATGATTCGACCAGTCGCATGGATTGTTCAGGAACTGCCCCCTAGACCGAAGTCATACCATGTACGCTTTTCTTCCGCGCCACCACGACTGGGGTGCTTGCTATCGTGCGGAGTACGGGTAAGACAAAAAGCAAAAAACCCATTGGTGAACGAGCTTTAGGCTTGGTTGCCACATAAGAGCCTGCGTTGACAGGTCATCTTAGCTTTGACGAAGCCCGCTCACCAATGGGTTTGCGGTTGCGTTTCAACGAACTACAACGGTTTACCAAGCCGTTGATGTACAAATTATACCTCTTTGTTGATCTGTGTTGTCAAGTGCTTAGCCTTGCAAAGCATAATCTTTTTTACAACAGAAATGATTCCTCTGTTTTTATGCAAATCATTCGCGTCCCACCCTTCTTCGTCAGCCATTGTCCATGGCATACCAGTTGAACTAGCAATGCTCTGACCTGTGCCTGACTTGTCGTTGTCCGCAAACACATATTTTTTGCCTTGCACCTGATCAATGACATTCAGTAAATTGCTCGCGCTAAAACAAACCACCACTGAGCCCTTCATCCCACACGAACGCATGGCTTGGTGGACGCTGAGCCCAGTCGCATACCCTTCGACAAACCATATGTCGTCATTCTTCTCAGTTCCTAACCAGTACACAGCATTCTTGGCTCTCATGCCGTAGAGCATTTTCTTCTCATACTTCATCTCTTCAGGCACAAAGTAGATTTCTTGATAGCCTTGCAGCTTATTGGTCTTCACGTTCCTCATGGGGATCAGTAGGCTGTTTTTATATACAAAACCTTGTATATCTTTAAAGCCCTTGAACTCAAGATAAGGGTGACTTTCCACCTTAGATATCTTTAAGATATCTTCTGCCCTTTGAGCCACGACGTCATACTGCTTTTGCTGATCAGACTGCTGAGCACGCCGTTTTTCGAACCACTGGCGCTTTTGTTCTTCCGTCCATGGTTTGGCATGGGGATCCTCATACCAGATCGCCTTGGCCTCGCCTGACCAATCCATGACCCACCCACGCTGACCATCCCAAAGATAAGCGCCGTTACCAGATTTAGGCTTGGCAACAGTCCCAGTTCTTTTGATAGAGTCAGATGGGTAAAGTTTACTGGGGTCTATTTCAACCCCATGCGCTCGCGCAAAGTCTATGAAGCTCATTCTATTTTGCAGTCAAATTCAAAGATTTCATGGAACTCATACATAATGCCCTCTTCCAAGCATCTCATGATGTAGTCCATGGTTGGATTGTCATCGTGTTTGTGTGCTCGGTTCCATCCTATGATCAAACCATTAGAGACACACTCACGAACGAGGGTGTACATTTTAGGCTTCATTCGTCGTACCCCACGTCATCAAACTGATACGGCTGAGACATTACTTCTTCTTCAGTGATGGGTTGCTCAATGATCTCCTCGATTGTATGAGCCACCTCACCTACGCCGTGTTCTTTCTCGACGTCACGCGCAAACTGTCTCCAGTCCATAGAGCGTCTGTATAGAGCAACCAAGCGCTCCTCAGATAGTGGTTCTCTCTGTAGCCTGACGATGAGTTCGTTGGCAGCCTTGAGTTGCTCATCATAGATGGCCAACAATTCACCCAAAGACTTCAGTTCGTCTTTGTAATAGTCTTTCTTAGAATACTCTTCATCAGAATATTTCTTTTTGGCTTTCTTGATTCCATCTCTTAGCATGGCCACAATGCCATACTTAAAAACATGGTCATAACCCTCTTTGTCCGAGTTAATAACTACGGTTGCTGATCCGTCTTCATTGTCTTTGATGTGTTCAAATTCAATCTTCATACTTTCTCTCTTTCTACAATTGGTCTAGCGGTTTTGTTGATGATTGCTTTCATGACGATGTCTGAAGCGAGCTCGACATCTTTTACGGTTGACGCCTCAAGTTGCGCGTCATGTAGTTCCATCGCAAAGTTGATGGCCTTGAGTTCAGGTCCCTTGGCTATGAAATGGTAGTTATGAGCGCCACGTCTAGCGCACTCGTATATAGCATCCTGTGCTAACTTGATTTCATCTGCATAGGTTTCTCCAATCTTGAGTTTCGATAAAGCTTCACACATGTTTAAAACTGAAATTAAAGTGTCTATGTCGTCTTTGACTGCTTTGCCAGTTCGTAATGCTTCTAGCGCCAAATGATTTTTTAGTTGTAGTGTCGTCAAAATACTCTTGAGGTCAGTCATCGGTTTCATGCCACTGATCACATAGTTGATCGTGTCGAGGATGACTGGCTTAGGGCGGTACTTAGAACGCTTTCTCATGATCTTCCCTTCTTCCATGCAATGTTCATTTGTTGAATTTTGTTGTACACATTTCTGTTGATTTCTACATTAGGCGCAGTCGTAAACTTCCACTCTGACTCACGCCCCGTGATTTGCTTAAATAAGTGCCACGCACGTCCTGACTGTGTCTCAGGCTTGCTGTGGTGCCTTGCGTAAGTGCAAACTTGATTCCATAGGTCTTGAGCGCTATTTGCAAGTTTCTTTTTATTGCGTCCCTCGCCAATAAAGATTTCTTGCATATGACCTGGTATCACCTCAGTCATCTGTTTGCTCACCCTCTCAAATCCACACGACATACAGCGCTTGTGGAAGGGCTTGTAACCACAGCGTGGGCAACCAAATAGCTCAAACTCCTCTTTGACGCGAATCTTCTTGTCGAGCTTCTCACCGTCGTCTAGCTTCTCTAAGCCATTGAAGTAGATGTCGTTAAAGTCCTCAAAGAACCTCACAATGTTTCCGCTAAAGTCCAAGAGGTAGCAATCTTTCTTACCAGTCTCAGGGGACGATCTAAGCCCACGCCCCCACATCTGAATAGCTGTAGACAACGATTTCCTTAAAGGTCTTGCGTCACAGATACACCCAACGTCAGGCACGTCAAAGCCCTTTGCCAAGGCTTCTACGCTAATCAAAACTTTTAATTCACTATTTGGCTCTCTGTAGTGTTTTAGCAACATTTCACGATCTTTGGCGTTGGTGTCACTGGTGAAGACTGCAGCCAACACGCCAGCCTCAATGAACTGACGGCAGAGCTCCTCGCAGTGCCTGATCGTGGCGCCAAAGACAATCGTCTTGCGGTTCTCGCCAAAACGTTGCCAGTCCTTGACCACGTCACCCACGATCTTGAGTTCGCGCTCCTCGGCAGCTCGATCAGTCCACTCGCCTCCTGACGTCTCTGCGCCCGTCATATCAGGCTTTTGGCACGAAAAAATCCGCATAGGTACCAACACCCCATGCTGAGTGAGATCGTGCATTGTGGTGGCGTTTACGATGTTGGTGAATATCTTTCCCAAGCCTGTAGTAAATGGTGTGGCAGATAGACCAATGACACTAGACTTGGTTGTCTGGGCAAAATTTGTCCAACTCTTGTAAGTCGTGTGAGCCTCATCGACCACCAAGACGTCGACCTGTGGCCAAAACTGTCGCTTGGCGATGGTCTGAATACTAGCAATTTGAAATAGTTCATCTGGTCTTCTCCTCCAGTGATTGGCTTGGATGATGCCGTGGTTGGTCATGCCGTAGCGGTCGGCCACCGCAGACGTTTGGTTGATCAAGGTAGTCCTGTCGCACAGGAATACTGCACGCTTACCCCTTTGAATGGCTTCGTTGCAGATACGCAACCCAAGGTAAGTCTTTCCAGCGCCCGTAGGCGCCATGATGATCTGATTCTTGTGCCCTTGCCTAAACCCCTCGCGTAAGGCGTTGTGGGCATCAATCTGAAATTGACGAGGGGGTGGGAATCCATTATCACGCTCGCTTTGCGCTAGGACGTTGTTCATTTTTTACCTTTTAATTTATCAAGTTGTTTCTGAAGTGACTTGACCATCTTGATGGCCTCATTCTTTTCGTTCATCAGCCCCACGAACCGCATCTCCATTTGTGCAATCATGTGGTTCAGGCGCTCAATCTCAGCGTGGGCAGTCTTTAAGGCGTCGTCAGAATCCAACAACTTGAACATCGCCTCTTGATTGGCTTGCATGGTCAGCTCAGCAATCTTGAGTTCTTCCTCGTCAGGAGCTGAACCATCTTGTGGCTCAATACTTTCTAGTTTGACGTCATTGCTAGTTGAACTAGTATCTTCCATGCGTTGCCTGAGTTTGTTCTGATAGTGCCTCTCGCGGTTTTCTTTCTGTCTTTCAGCTATTTCAGGGTCACGGACGGCAGCCACAAAAGACTCAGACACGTGGCATCGTTTGGCAATTTCATAGTTGGACTTCTTGTACCATTCCTCCCAAGTCAAACACGTCTCAACCTTATAGCGTCTGTCTCGAATGGACAGTGGCTTGCCGTGGGTTTCATTCGCAATCAAGGCTTTCTCGCGTGCATACTGAAGCGCGCCTGACTCCCACAACACGTCAATCTTTTTGATGCCAAGAATCTTGTAGGCGTGATAGCGGTGAAAGCCGTCTGTGAGCCAATATGAAACCCCATCAAATACTAGTTCAACTGGGGGAAAGACGTTGTCAAGTTTCATGCGCTCGACAATGTGATACACCCAGTCTTGATCAACAACCGTACGCATTTGCGTACCGCCATCAATTCTGATTTCGTCAATGTTTATTTGTTTTTTTTGCATTGTTTCCTCGTTACTCAAATAAATCGGGTCTAAGTTCCTTTGCAGTCACTAGCCCTTGGGTTGCTTTCTCAATCTTCTTGGCCAATTCAGGTGAGGGTCTTTTTGCTTTACGCATCAAAATCCCCAACCACGTCAAAGTGATTCCCAAATACTCAGCCATCTCTTTCTTTGCGCCGTACGGCTCGTCTTTGAAATATTCCTTTAAGTTCATGTTGCTCCTTTTGTACATTTCATCACAAAGTCTAACACAAAGTTTGAATTCGTGTACAATAATTTCACGGTCATGTTGATCGGGTTTGTCGGATACGACGTTTTTAAAGGATGTATATGAGTTTTATTGTTGAAGATACAGGCGGTTCATTTGAGCGTTGCCCATCAGGAATGCACTTGGCAAGATGCTATCGCATCATTGACATGGGCACACAAAAGTCAGAGTACATGGGTCAAGTCAAGTTCTTGCACAAGATCATGTTGGGTTGGGAATTGCATGGCATGGACGAATCAGGCAGTCCTCTGACCATGAAGGACGGTCGCCCATTTGGTATTTTTAAGAACTACACATTGAGTTGGTCAGAAAAGGCTAACTTGAGATTAGACCTACAGTCATGGCGCGGTAAGCCATTCACACAAGAAGAGATGCGCAAATTTGACCTCAAGAACATCTTGGGCGCATGGTGCATGTTGAACGTGATTGAGCGTGCTGGTCAGAACGGTAAGACTTACACAAACGTGGATGGCGTGACTCCAGTTCCACAAATGATCAAACAGAATGGCTTGCCTCAAGGCGTCAATAAGCTAGAGATTTTCAACCTCAGCGATCCTGACATGACCATCTTTGAGTCATTGAGTGATTACTTGAAGACAAAGATCATGGCGTCTCCTGAGTGGCAGAAACAGGCTAAGACCAAGCCAACCACAGAGACTTACGTAGACACTTCATCCGACATGGATGACGACATCCCATTTTGAGGTAAAACATGACAACAATAATAGCTAGATCAGCAGAATCCGTTCACTGGTATCGCGCAGAGGATGGAGCACCTCAGTACACCGTCAAGGCAAAGGACGGCTCAGACCGCCCTACAACGCTCAGGGACGCACGAACCATGAACTTGGTACCCTCGGTCACCACGGTTCTAAAAGTCGCCTCTAAGCCCGGTCTTGAGGTTTGGAAGAATGAGCAAATGTTGCTCGCAGCATTAACCCTTCCCAAGAAGCCTCACGAGAGCGAACAGGAATTCATTGCTCGCATTGTAGCTGACTCAAAAGAGACGGCTAAGAAAGCAGCCGAGCGTGGAACTCGTGTTCATGAGTCGATTGAGGCGTGGTACGAAGGCGCTCGCATGGACATCGAGCACCGTGACATTGCTGAGGCTTTTGAGAAGAAAGTGTTCGACCACTTTGGCACCCATCCCTTCCAAGAATGGAAGACTGAGACGGCCTTTGCATCAAACTTGGGTTATGGCGGTAAGGTTGACCTTTACTGCTTGCCTGATGAGACAGCACCCCTTGGGATTGTTATCGACGCCAAAACAAAAGAATTTGGCCCAGATGATAAGGTCGAAGGGTATGACGAGCACATGATGCAGTTGGCGGCCTACAGACACGGTTTAGGCATCCCACACGCGCGTTGTGCGAACGTCTTTGCGTCGGTCTCGTCCCCAGGTCTTATTAAAGTCGTGGAGTGGTCTGAGGAGGATCTCAGAAGGGGTTGGGAAATGTTCCAACACCTATTGGGTTATTGGAAAATCAAAAATAATTTTGGAGGATGATATGGAGTTAAATGCAAAACAAGTCGGAGAAGCTTTCCGCACAGTCATGTTGGAAGAAAACCACAACTTCCTTGAGGACGATTTGGTTCTCATGGCCAATGCTTTTGTAAAGTTTGCAGAGCCTTTTATCAGGACTGACGAACTGAACAAATGTGTTGAAATAGCAACTAACCTCAACAGAAATGTTGGAGAGAAACTATTTGAGGTGAGAAGCAATGTGGGTTATTAAATTTTGGCTTTTTTGTTCAAGCATTGTTTTACTGGCAATGCTGATTTCTAAATAAACCAAACCCCAGTTCAACTGGGGTTTTTTATTATCTTAATTGACCAAGTGTTGTTGTACCTTCAGGCATTCCACCGAAAGCGGTGGGATTCACTTCTCCTAAACTCATGGCATTCATAATTTCGTCTGCATGTTTAGCCATGTAAGGCAATTGAGCAACAGCTCCAACTGTACCAATTAAAGGTGATCTGCTCATCATTGCTACACCACCCAAACCAGATGCAACTTGTGTTGGATCTATAGGTTTATTTTGCATGTAGTTATTGACCGATTGAATCAATTGAGGGGCAGCAATAGCACCGCCAGCAATCGGGCTGAGAAATCTTCCAATAGCCTGTGGAACGCTTTTAACAGCCTCCATAGCAGATGTTCCCATGCGCTCTAGCATAGATGGTGTTTCAGACATATATGGGGTCAAATCTATACCTGGATTACCGGGTATTGATCTATAAGCCACAGTTGTCTTGCGACCATTAACGTCTCTTACTATGGGCTCACGACTAGGTTCATTACCTTGAACAACTTTTAAAGCCTTTTGTACTTCAGCCATGGTTCTAATGTCCATGCCAGTAAGTTCTCTTAATTTTTCAATTGGCACAGATGCTTTGAGTTGTGAATTAGCATATCTTTGCAACCCTGAATCACTCATTGGTCTCATTTCAGGTGGCAGTTGACTGCCACTTTGTATAGCCTCTACTTGTTTTTTAGCTTCAGCTTTTCTTTGTTGACGTCCTACAACGGCGCCAACAGTTGCACCTAAACCTATTTCTGCAGCAGTTACAGGAGCAATATTTGATGTATCCTTTTTTGGTGGTGAACCTTTGTAGTTTACATTTGAAACCTCAGACAATCCTGGTGGATCTTCATCTGATGATTCAGTATTAGCATCAGGCTTGAGGTCTGGGTTTTTTCCAGACATTGGGCTAGGTTTTTGTGATTTTGAAATTTGCAAAAGAACGTTGTTTAATTCTTTTTGACCATTTGGATCACCTAAAGCAACTTTTTTCTTTGCGTCATCCAAAGCTTTTTGAAGGTCTTCTGATACTTCTGGGCCGCGTAAACTAGAGACTAATTCGGGTGGCAATATACCGCCTCCAGGCATGCTTGTAGGCGTTGATTTGGGTGTTGCTTTATGCGTTTCTACTGGCTTTTCTTGTGGGCTCTTGCTATAAGCAATTGGTGCAACCTCTCTCAAACCAGGAGGCAAATCATCGTCTTCTTTGGTCATGGTTTACCTCCGCCAGTTTCACGAATATACCTATCTACTTCTTCTTCAATTTTTTTCTCGTAAGCATCAATAATTTTTTGTTGTGAAGGAGAATTTGCAGTTAAATACAATTTAGTTGGAGAGTTTGGATCTATCACATATGACTTATGATTACCTGTCAGTAAGTCACGAGTATCGTTGTACAAATCTCTGTTACGTAATTGAATATATTGTGCCTGAAGAGCAAACAATTTTGCCGCATCTGGTAGTGTATCTGAATGAGCCGTAGCTGAAGATAAAATACTAAATTCAGCATTTCTTGCGCTACTAGGATTTAATCCTACAGATCTTTGGTTATTCAATTCTATTTGTGCAAGAGTTCTATAAACATTTTGCGCAAAACTTTGTACATTTGGATCTTTAGAGGCTAATGCAATTTTGCTCAATGCAACAGATAAACTTGCGTTGTAATCACCAATTGATCCATGTAATCCATTTTCTATCAATGCACCTAAACCAGACATAAATCCTTGTCCAGATAAAATACCCATTACAGTATTGAATCTTGGATCATCTGAATATTTAAGAAGCTCTTTAATTGGCTTCATGTTATTAGAATGAATTTTAGGCGATCCTAATGCACTCAAATCATCCAAATAACTAGCACCTTGTTTATCCAAATTTTCGTATAAACGAGTATTGCCTGCTTTTGTTTCCTCGGGTGGGTTAACAGGGGTAAATTCACTTCCGGGTGTCTTCAATACCACACGCTCTTTGGGAGCTTGTTGAGTTCCACCACTTTCAGTTGTTTGTGTAACAGGCGCTCCATTATTATTGGTTGTAGTGCCTGAACCTGGGTTTGTCACAGGATTAGAAGCACTTACATCTTTTCCATGACTTGTATTCAAAATTTGAGTTTGGTCATTTAAATCTTTCAATGCATTTTTATATTGAGCAGGGTCTAAGTTTCCAGCTTTAAATTGTGCATCTAAATTTAATCGTCTTTTGTCAAATAGATCTACATTAGTTTGCAATTCTCTATTTAATGCCTCTCCACGATCCCTATCATGTAACGTAACAAAGTTTATCAATTCAGGAGGCAATGGATCATTAGGATGATCTTTTTTAAAATCTTCAATTGCTTTGGCTGCAGTTTTTTTATGTCCCATTTGATTTTCAAAAACAGCAAGTTGTGCTCGTGCTTGTGCAATAGGAATTTGTAATGCTTTTTGTTGCTCGACATTTTCACCAAGAGCTTCAAATGCTGACCCCAGAGATGCACCAAAACCACCCAATTGAGGCTTTAAAAATCCAGCAGAAACTTTAAACCAATTAGGTTGAGAATATCTTTGCTCCAATGCATCTAAAGCTTGTTTGGTTGCATCAGAATATCCACTAGCTGATTCTGGTGATTCACCGTAAAAATTTAATTGTGAAGCGTCAGGAACTAATTTATCTAATTGTGTTGCCATGATTTATTCCTTAAACAGTTCAATCATTTCCAGTTGTAATTGGAGTTGTGTCAGTTGGCGCCAAAGTACCAGAACCACCTGTTGCCTCATTGGTTACATTATCGCCAGTTGCCCAATTGTTTGAGCTTGTACCAGTAACATTAGAACCAAAAAGAGAGTTATAAGCAGATTGAAGACCACTAGACAAGTTTTGATAAGGGGCAGAATTTGCAATTGGGTTTCCATTTTTATCATATTGTGGAGTAAAGAACCCTGCTGATCCAGTAAGCAATCCACCCAAAGTAGACAATGGAGAAGCTTGTGCAGTCGTTGTAGTGGTTGTTGGTACATTGTATCCACGCAACAAGCCTGACAATGTAGACAAGTTTGTTAATGGGAACAACTGTTGATTCTGTGCAATAGTTTGTTGCTGGCCACCTAAAGTAGACAAAGCATTGATGTCTGCCAATCCAAGTGCTTGGTTCTGACCTGCAAGGTTAGCTTGTTGTTGACCAAGAGCTGTGAGGTTTTGTTGATTTGCAGAAGCTTGATTTCCAGCAATTTGCCCCAATTGGCCTTGTAATGCATTTTGTTGTTGAGCAGTTGTGAGCGCTGTGTTATATCCACTATTAAGCAATTGACCAATTTGGTTGTTCAAGTCTTGATTCGCACCACTGATCACTTGACCGAGAACCTGAGCGCCACGTTGTGAACCAAATTGACCTGAGCCCACAGCGCTAGAAGTGGCTTGTGGAGCTAGATTCTGCTGAATATTGCGTTGTGCAATATCAGACATGTTGTTGATTACTGAATTGATATAGGGGCTCATGTAGCCCTGAGCCTGTTGTGCAGGGCTCTGACCTGCTGCAGCCAAGTAATTTGCTCCAGCAGCCAAGGGTGATGTCACACCACCTGCGCTAGTCAACGTTTGACCTGCTTGCTGTAATGTTGGCTGATAGGCACTTGCTGCAGTTCCTACGTTCTCAAATGCCTGTTGTTGTAAAGGCTGAGCACCAACGTATTGTGCATTTTGAGCTGCGTTTGCGCCCTGAGAAGCAATATTACTCAGGTAGTCCGTGTAATACGATGGTGCGGTCGTTGCTTGCGTTTGTGATGACTGAAGTAGATTTGCCATTTTTATCCTTTCGCCATCTTGAGATAGTCAAGAGGTGATTTTGCTTTCGGTGGTATTTTTGTGTCAGGAGCACTTCTCTTGTGTGCGCGTAGCTCTTCACGCATTTTATCCAATAATTTCGATCCTAGCTTGTTGTCTCCGCCACCTATGGCAGTCACAAAACTAGCTGGAAACACATACTCTCCATCAGCAATCTTGGCGGGGACAGGATTCCCACCAACTGCCATTTTGTGAGGTATTTCGTGATGAAACTTACTCAAAACTTGTGCGCCTGCTTTGCTTGATCCGTCACCAAAAGAGGCTACCGTGTCAGCATCCATCACATAGTCTCCATCGTGGAGCATGGCTGGTATATCGTCGCTTTGGCCAGTTCCTTTGCCGTTGGCATAGTATCCAGTCAAGCCTGTGATGAATTCAGGATTGTGGCCCTTTGGAGCCGCTTCCTTATAGTGGTCAGGCAAACCCCCATGCGCTAAAGCATTAGTGGGTTGCGCGTCCCTTCTGATGCCTTGCTTTAGATATTTTAAAGGACTTAAAGTTGCCGCCTGTCCTATGCCAATTGATCCTTGAACTGGTGCAGCACTTAATAATCTTGGGGCAGATATGTTGGCACTTGGTTGATTGGCTAAAAAAGCTTTGTATGCATCTGATAATGCAGTTCCACCATCGGCCATAGTTAAAAACTTTTCAGCTACTTCAGGTTGATTCATCTTAATCTCTTTATTAAGTTCTGCCAAATCAGCTTGGGATACTTGTGTGGGCTGTTCTTGCGCTTGCGTAGGCTGAGACATAACTTTTGCCAACTCAGGATCAAGTTGATCAAAAATTTGTTTCAGGGCCTGTAAGTGAGCAGGATTTCCATACACAGGAGCGCCTGCCAACATGGTCGCAACCATGGGCAACCCAGTTGAACTAGTAGTTCCACCTGACAGGGGTGAACTTGATGCCGTTGAAGTGGTTGAAGTTGATGTCTTGGTGGCAGGGGTTGTTGTTTTTGTGGTTGTTGGAGTTTTTGTTGTGTCAGTAACAACTGCAGGGGTTACCACATTGTCAGTTGTATCTTTTTTTGCAACAACAGTAACTGGATTCAATTTAACAGCATTTGGGTCTTCAACAACAGTATTGTCACTAACTGTGTTGTCAATTCCACTAGAACCAACAACAGTAACTGGTTGTAATTGTGTCGCATTAGGATCAGCTATGACCGCGTCATCAGGAGTTGTTGCGTTTTTCTTGGCCGTAATAGTAACTTTTCCAAGAGGACTGTTTGCATCACTTGTATTCGTAGAGCTTACTGTGTAATCAGTTGGATCAGTGCTTTTTGCAGTGATTTGAACATTGCTAAGTGGACTATCTGAGCTTGGGCTAGTAGCAACAGTTTGACTTGTATCTGTGGCTAAAGGTGAGGTAGTTGTAGAAGTTTGGTCTGTAGGTGTAGATACATTACCCTGTGAGACTTGGTTTTTATACTCTTCACGCCCTGCGGCTATGGCCAAGTTAATTGCCACTTGAGTGGCTGGCTGACCAGCCAACACGCCACCTATGATTTTGGAAACAGCAATTTGTCCTGAAGGACTTAAATTCTGAATGCCTGGTATTTGATCAGTGATTGCAGATACGCCACCACTGATCCCACCTGCCATCAATGCAGTTAAAGGATCTGCTTTACCTTGGGATGAAATTTCTGCTGCAGTCAAAGATCTGGCGGCTCCAGCACCTGCGCCTTGAAGTGCTTCTCCCAACAAACTAGGGTCTTCGCCTAAAGTTGATCCTATGGCCTTACCTACAGTTTGACCTGCCGCATTGCCTGCAGTGGAGGCCAGATACGAAAGCGCTCCAGATGTAGCTGCTTTTGTTAAGTCTCCTGTCTGCGCATAAGTATCGGCTGCAGAGACATAAGGCAATAAGGTTGGGTCGATGATTGAAGCCGCAATCATTGGGATTGGACCTAAATCCCTAGCGATGTTTCCAATAAAACCGCCCTTAGATCCGCCTGTGTATGTGACTTGCGTGCTTGGATCGGTAACGGGTTGCACTGCTCCCGTATTGGGATCAACACGAACAAATGTGTTCATGGTTCCACCAGTAGAACCAGACATAATTGCGTATACGTTTGGCGCTACTTGTTGGATATTTCCATTGATGAAATTACCTTGTCCATCAATTAAACCTGTTGATGTAATTGAATTTCCGTTGTCATCAACGCCACCAGTAATCGTGCCGATCTTGGCTTGACCAGTTTGGATAGCGTTATAGGTATCATCAAAGGTCTGACTAGCCGTAGACCAAATGTCTTGCGCTAATGGTGACGATGATGCGTTGGCTGTTGTGCTCATTTAAGTGGTCTTTTTAGTCAATGCTTGCTTGGCATTCAGGTAATCTGTTGTTGAGATTAAACCTGATTTATATGCTGAGTCTAAAGCCGCAGCATTTGTTGTATCAACTTGTCCTTTAGCATTGAATGGATTGACATATTTGCTTTGCCCATAGGTATAAGTTGTAACTTGATTGGTAGGAGGCAATAAATGAGCTGCTTGTGCTCCGGCTGCTGGAAGGGTTTGATATCCAGCACCACCACCCGCCGTGTACGCCATTTGCTGACCAGTTCTTGGATCAGTGTACATAATCACTGGAGTGTTATAGCCATTTATTCCATACGTGTATGAAGTGCCTTTAGGTACCCCAGCTTGTGCTGCTAGAGAATCAGCAGGCGCTTGTGGATTTAATGCTGAATTAAACATATTGACTGCACTTATTGGGCTTATTCCTGCTGTCTTGGCATAAAGATCTGGCGTCACCCCTGCATTGGCCAATACACTCATATTTTTGTAATTGGAACTATTGGGAGTGGCTGACAACACACTCGATAAAGCACCAAATTGATTTTGGGTTTGATCATCTGCTTGACCATTTAAAATTGAATTGGCGCTAACATTTTTTTGAGACGCTAATGTATTTGCAACATTGTTAGCTGTGTTGATTCCAGAAATATTGTTAACAGGTATTCCATTGAATAATTTATATTCAAGAGTTCCAACATCTGGTAAGTTTGCTAGGTTATATCCAACTTTGTTTGCTTCTTGAATAATTTTTGATTCATCAGGTAGGGTATACCCACCATAACCTTGTGTTGCGTTTTGTTGCAGATAATTCATGAATGCTTTAGATGGATCAATCCCTTCAGCAGTATTGAAGTTTTGTAATGTGCTTTCATACTGATTTGGATTTTGTGAAGCAAGCACTCCCAAATTACTATAAATATCAGATGCATTTATGCCAGAACTTTTTGTATATCCACTAACAGCATTTGCTATATCGGAAGAAGAAGCATTAGGATGCGCAGCAATCCAATTTTGAATGTCTGTTTGAACTTGGAAATTTTGAGAAGGATTCGGACTTGTACTGCCAGAATTTAATCCTTGAATGGTATTTTGTACACCTTGCAACTGGGTCAAAGGTGATGTTTGTGTTGCAGTATTAGAGGTATTTGCAGTAGTTGCAGTCAATGGTGAATTAGATGTGCTTGTATTTGCTGTTTGTGCGCCAGTGTTGCCAATTAAATTGTTGTAAGTAGAGTTAACTGTTGCAACATCAGTTCCATAGTGATTTGCCAAAGCTTGCGCAATTTCAGGCGTCATCCCACCTTGCGTACTAATTGTGTTTGCAAGTTGCGCTTGTGTAACGTTGGGATTACTTGTGAAATAATTATTCACAAGATTTTGAAATGATGGATCTACTGATGTTGTCGTTGTCATGTTAATTCCCTAAAGTCATAATTCCACACATGGCCTCAGCCCATTCATTCCATTTTGAATACAAGCGGTGATCAGGTATTCCTGATTGCACAAAGTATCCAATACCATTCACACCGTCTACCCAAGTTCTCCACTCTTCTTCAGGCAGATGCCCCAACTGATTCGGAGCAAACAACTCCTCCATCAGCTTGCAATACATGTCCCAAGTCATTCCTCTCGGATCATACGTCACCAAAGTCGATTCCCCTTAGCAGAATTTTCTGCACCAGTAATAACTTGCAAATTCCATGGAACATGCAAACCAGAAACCGTTTTTCCTTGGAGAGGAACAATATGGTCAACCTCGTAGTCTAAGCCTATTGAACGAAGCGAAGCGCAATACTTGTAAATGCATTCCATCTCAAAATCTTGGCCTGCATTTAACCAAAATGGCGTTCGTTTTAATCTTGCGTATCTTCTTTTTGCTGTGTTGATATTTACTAAATCAACATTAAGTTTTTTCCATTTTTTTCTATGTTCTTGATGTTTATCTTTATTTTCTTGATTCCATTTTATTGCTGTTGCAATTTTTTTATCTGGTTTACTTGCATAAAAATTTTTATCATGCTCAAGGCCACAATCTACACACATCCAATTAGAAACTCTTCTTTCGGATACATGACCTTTAACACATGGTTTACCAGTAAAGTATCTGATTAAACCTTGTTTTTTTGCATCTAATCTTGAAATTATCATCATGGGTTTCCAGTACCTCTGACATCACCAGTTTCAATGCTAAGAATAATTTTTCCGACTTGGTAGTCACCATTAAAAGTATTGCTCTCAAACCTTAAACGCATCTCACGACGCTGTTCACGCATGTCAATTTTAAGAGTTGTTGGATCAAATGTATAAGGGTCTGATGGGCGGTCTATGTCATCCGCATAACCCTTACCCGTCACAATCACATCCATCTGTCCAGTTTGGATGAAGTCAGGCTCAACGCGCTCGCATCGTGTCCACATGTTCTCGCCTGGTCCTTGAGTTGAGCCAACTAGCCCTGCACTTGATCCCAAAACAGGTGTCTCAAATGCTGAATAAATTGCATCAACATGAGTCAAGTATGTTTGATTTTTACCAGTCTCATGTTGCCAAATCGTGTAGCCGTTTACAGTCATCAACTCGCCGGACACGCTTGTACTTGTAGGATTGTAAACTGTATAGGTTCCTGTGCCTCCAGTACCGCTTCCAAGCGCTGTAATCACCATTTGGTCAGGAACACCTGCGCCTTGGATGATTTGTCCTACAGCCAAAGATCCAAAAACCATCGAAGAGACTGTCAATGTAGTGCCTGAAACCGACCCTTGAAACTCAACAATTGTGTTGGGATTGTAGTCACCCCATATGGGTTTGGGAAACACTTCAGTAAACCACCCTGCTGATCTTTGCGCTCCAGGTGCAGATCCTGCGTCATACCACACCTTTTCACGCACGTTATAGATGATGGCATCGGTACATTCAGTGGCGTCACCTCTTGGATAGAACCACCAAATTTCACCAAAACGAGGCACTTTACTGGCCCAAACCTTTTGGCGTTGAGAAAGGTTGATGTTGTCAAAGAAATAGTTTTGGTTCATGGTATTGGGTATCTCTTGTACAACACCGTTGTACATCAAAAAACGATCAACACCTGCCCAGTAATAAATTCCATCGTACTCGATCACAGAGCTAGAGGACATAATTGAACTCTGTTGAGTGATCAAGTCATAGCGCCAATAGAACGTAGAAGACGTAGTTCCTGTGGTCACCGTAGTGGGTGTGTAGGACACGCGTATCACGCTATCAAGCGACCAAAACAGCCCGGCAGGAGAGGTAGTACCACCACGCAGTGGCAAGCCCTTCACAATCTTTGTAGAGGCCACGTTGTTGGCATTTGCGTCAGCGCTAGTCCAGTTGTTGAAGTCGCCTGCAGCGCAGTTTTGTATCAAACCATTGTTGCCATAAACAAACAAGTAAGGGTATAACATTACAACTCCACCGCTTACCGAGATGTTGTTGTCAAACGTCAATGTGGCTGAGCCTGATGCCGTCGCAGGCAAACTCAAGACAACCGTCCAAACCCCAGCCACTAAAGAAGACGAGACTATGGTTGTGCCTGCTTGTATGCCTGTGCCTGAAACCGATACACCAGGCCCCATGGCCACATTAGTAGTCGCAAACGTAACACTAGTTGAACTAGTAGTGGTAGTTCCTACTGCGGTAAAAACACCGATTGGGGCTAATGATGTGCCTGTAAATTGGCCATACAAGGGACGAGTATTGGTGGTACTTGTGATGTACTGAAGATTCTGACCGGGGTGCGCAATCAACTGTAATGTTCCACCGCCCGTGGAGTCATACCCGATGTCAAACTGCCAAAGATTGGTTGCGTTGGGTGTGAAATAAGAAGAACTAATTGAGAATGGAGTTGGGCCAGTTCCAATCGCTGTCACGTTGTTGGTCACCCATTGCTGAAGACCTGCACTGTATCCTGAGATGATATAGTTCAAGCCATTTGTGGCGCTCATGATAAGCCCTCTTGAGGCTCCAGAAGCATTCAAAAATGCGCCTGAGTAACCGCCTATCTTTCTAGGCAATCCACGCTGAAAGCGCACCCACTGGCCGTCCACGTAGGAAGCTGCAGCGAACTGCGTACCATCGCGCTGAATCCCTGCGGGTACCGTAAGTGATAGGACTTTAGCGGTCAAAACGTGCCTCCACTAAGACCGTTGACCACATACAAGCCTGAAGAACTAATGACCATGGCTTGTGAACCAGACACTGTAAATCCAATCTGTGCAGAACTTGGCAAGTACATGCCAGTGCTTAGGTTAGATTGGAAGTTTAATGAAGGGTTGGACGCTGAACCTGGCGACAAAGTGATGGATGAACTACTGTTTGCGCTACTAGAAACAGCAACCACATTTGTGCCGTCGCAAACTAGAGCATACGTCGCACCACTTGGAATGTTTACCGTTGCGCCACCGCTAACCGATGTTTTAAATGTAAGTGTGTATGTGCCAGTGGTTGAGTTTGTGATTACATAAAACTGAACCGTTTGAGGAACAATCACATTTGTGTTTTGACTTATTGTTCCAGTAAAGTTTTGAAGCACATAAGAAGCTTGTGTTGCAGTCAGAGTGATGGTTGCGCCTGCGCCTGTTACCGAAATTTGCTCTTGGGTAAATGCAAATACAGCACTTTGTCCATAACCCCAAGAAGCAAATCCACCAGTACCTTCAGAGACTAAGTAAAAAGACTCGCCAATTTGCAATTGAAATGTGCTATTTCCATCAATCGTGTCAGTACCTTGAGTGGCAATAGTCAAAACGCCAGTTCCATTGTTCTTGACAATTGTGTACCAACCAGAGCCTACGGCTGAGGATGATGGCAATGTGATTGTGCCTGCACCACCGCCCCAGACTGAAATCTGCGATTGTGCAGTGGACATCATTGTGAACCCACTGTAGTAGGTCACAATGGGTGTAATTGTATTGAGTGTTGTTCCTATGGCTTCTAAACCATATCCAACCAATGAGGACGCATTTGCCACAGAAGTGCTTGCACCAAACTGAACGAAGGCCCAAGTACCGTTTGTGGTTGTGTTGTCAGTTAGATAGACATAGTAAGCAAGACCAGAAGCAATCGAGACAATCGTTGTGGTTCCATCATTCTTGACAACCGTGAATGGGTTTGTATTTCCAACATTCTTGATCAAAAAAGATTGACCTGTGGAGACTTGAGTCGCTGCAGGCAGTATCAACTTCAGCCCACCTGTTGTGGCCGTCACTTCGATGATGTTAGCCACAACGCCTGAAGTGGTGCCATTTACAGGCCACTGTAGTGTGGTGTTGGTGCTGATTGATAGGCTTTCATAACCAACCTGAGAAGGGCTGATCGTTGAGCCTGTGTATGGGTTCGTATAATAAGTCATGCTAATTCCTTTTTAGCCGCTTCTCTGGCTTTTCTAATTACCCAAGCTGCTCTCAATTTTGCTTTTTGTTCTTCAGCCATCGGGATACCCTTTTTATAACTTGGTTTGCCTTTTTTTGCTTTACTAATGGCTTCGCCAACTTTTTTTCTTAATTCTTCGTTTTCATAAGTTTTTTTATTTGATTCTTTTAATTTTTTCTTATGTTCATTATTTTTTTTCATGCCTAAAGTTCCATCACCACCATCGGTCATGTTATATCCATTTGGCATCTTTGTATTTTTTTCAGAAATTAAAAGACGTTCAATTATTTTTGCAGATTCTGCATCAAAAGCATCTGCTACGTGCGTAAATACAAATGCATCTACACCATATTTTTTAATGGCTTTATGAATTAGTTGCCCCTCATTGGCATTACGATGGCGTTTCCACCGACGTTCCAAATCAGATGCAATACCAACATATTGTTTGGCATTTACAGTGTTTGTAATAACGTAAATTGCATACATGTTTAGCTATCCACGGCAACAGATTGACGATCTCCAACTCTAGATACATCCTCAGCTTTCAAGGCTTGTAAGGCTTCTTGATACTTCTGTTGGAAGATCTGACGTTGGTCATTTTTTAGGAAAGGCATGGCTTGTAACAACGTGCCAAACAACATTGCATTCGGTGCATTCTGAGTCAGCCAGTTTGTTTGGTTGGTCGAGCTCAAAGGCTGAATGCGCTCATAGTACAACACTTCAAAATTGTATGACTGATCAGGTGTTGGTGCGACATACCAAAAGTCCCAACTTGTGTCTGAATAAAACAAAGGAGGAGCTGTTTGTGTATTGACTGGCCAATAGTTGGTCAGGTACTCATACTTGCGCAACAAAATAGGATTGCGGTTGCCACTGCTATCGGTGTAGTTCATAGACACCGTCTTGCGCCATCTAGCAGGCTTTTGAATGACTGGGTTGCCAGCGGTCATCTGCGCCTCCACAATTTGCAACTGACCCAAGGTCTTGATCTCTTGCGCAATCTCAAACTCTGCAAGAGTGATGAACGTGGGTATTGCGTTGATGGTCGCAGTATCAGATCGTTCCAAGTATTGTGGAACAATCGCAATTAGATTATCGTAGGTCAGTACCCACGAATTTGGATTAGCAGGTGTTGTTACAAGGGTTGTGGTCATGTTTTCCCCATTATTTAACCTATTTTCCCACTCATTGCAAGGACTCGCAACTGCCCAAATAAAAGTCTAAAACTACACATTTTTTAAAAAAATGTCACAATCAGTCGACACAATGAAGTTTTAACCCAAGGAGCTCCACCATGCAATACGAAGTGAAAATTGAAGACTTTACCGCTGACGTAGAAATCGAAATTAAATCAACCGATTTTGACTTGATTTCTGAGATTCAAATGGCCATCGCACAAGCTATCGAAGATCACAAAGATGTTGATTTAGATAACTTGTTCGAAGAAGATGAAGATGAAGACAACGAAGGCGATGAGCAAGAAGACGATGTTCTTGAAGAAGACGACAACACGATTGTTATAGATGACAATCCTGATACTAGGACGACCATCACCATTCATCGCGTTTGATCAAGGGGCTTCGGCCCCTTTTTTACACCCTGATCACTTGTCCTCTGAACTCAATGTGATCCTTGTCATAGACTTTCACCACTTCTGGCCACAACAATACGCCCTTGTGAAACGTCAAAACCACAAATCCTGACCTCCAATTTGTCGGTGCATGTTCTAGATAATTCTCAAACTGAGGCCCAGAAGGTTCCGCAAGGGTCCCTGTATCTACCCCGTATCGTGTGCCGTTATAGTCATCATAAGGTGTGACCTTTAAGCTATGGAGATGCCCCGTCACCATAGAAACACCAGCATTCAGTGTATTGGCGTGTGTTGCGTGGATACCACCCTTCCAACGATGTTTAACCACAACACTGTTATTCAGCCATACTGACCAACAGGGATGCCATGCAGGGAAATGATCCTTGAGGCTAAACCCTTTAATGTGCTCATATTGGGGTGCATTAGCAGCCAAACGGTTCTCAAAGCGAGCATCATGGTTTCCTAGAGGCCACATCAACTTAACATTTTTGTTAACTTTTTTAGCTTCGTCTTCTATCTCACCTAAAGCAATTTCACACGCCCTGACTTCATCAATGAGACTAGGTGTTTTATCCCATCCAATTCTAGGGAAGCGACTGATGGAAGCACCGTCAAAAGCGTCACCGTTATTGATCACCGCCTTGACGTTTTCTAAATTCTTGATGGCCCAAATCAAACCATCGTAAGCTGTGGTACGAATACCAGGCCAAAAGTGTGCATCAGAGAAAACAATGACTGTGCCGTTGAGTATGCCTAGATCAATCTGAGGAGGCTTTGGATCAACCCTGTTCTTAACCTCTACGGTTTCCAATTGAATCTCATATCGGCCCTCTAGAGCGTTTCTTCGGGCGTATATGGACCTTTCAGACATACCAAGCTCGGCGGCCATGATGCTCGGACTTTTGTACATCTGAAACAACATGATAAATTCTTCGTCAGAATAATACTTCATAATTTCTTCCTCCAATAGAGTGTTCCCTTAGCACCCCAAGGGATGGAAGGATCGTAAAGTTTATAACCACAAGAAATGAGAGAATTTGCTGATGCTGGGTTGTCAAAGGTGTTTGTAATTAACCACGCCCAACCCATTTTTTTAGCGTATAGCTGACGGACTCGAATAAGTCTTTTCTGGACGCCTCGCCCACGAGCGCTGGGAATGACGCCAGCACGACATAGATAGCCAGTATCAGTCCACCTAGCAGAGCGCACAAGCCCTGCAAAACCAATTGGCTTCCCTTCTTGATAAGCAATCCACCAAGCTCCATCAGAAAGGTTGTACGGCTTATCATAGGGAAGGCACTCCTTTTGAAGTTTTTTTAGAACATCAATATTTGCTTGAACAGAAGTGTCTATATGCTTGATTTTCATGCATTGCCTGACTAAATTTGCATGAATCGTAAATCAAGGTTAAGGCACAATTATGACAATACTTGAAGTGCCTGTTGTATTAAATGAACTCTTTCTTCTAAGCCAAACGTACCACCGTTGATGCGTTTAGTTAAGCCTTCCCAGTTCTGTGCCTCTGCCAAGTCATTGCATCCATGCGTATTCCAAAACCACCCTGCGCTGAGTGCTGCATACATGGGTGTGGCCACTTGGTCGCAGTGCGTCACCATGTCTTGGCCAATAGCCTGACCAAAATGGAAGTAGTTATCATGCCCAGTCAACTGTATACATCCACGACCGTGGAAGCGCCATCCATCTCCCGACGCCTCATCTCGGTTACCCATTCGATTGGCGTAAATCCGATTGGCAATCTTCTCGGCGTGGTGAGCGTAAAGTGGGATTTCTTCTGGCTTGAACTTATGACCGAACAAGGCGTGAAGGGTTTCTGGGCGATAGTTGAGGTTTTCTTCCAGTGTTTTGAAATGGTTGCACTCGTGTGAACACTGTCCAATAAACGCAGCTTGGCGGTTAACATCGTTGATCCCAAACGTTGCAAAAGTTGTGGTCAAAGGCTCAGACCATTCTGGTCCAATCCCCAACGCATGAAGTTTTTCAGCAGAAATCATACTTGAACCAAAATCAAAGTAAGCACCAAGACCACGGCGCACAACAGAATGAATAGAAATCTATCATTCATATTAGTGCTGAATTACGCCATTGGTGATCACAACTGGGGCTGTTGTTAGTTTGCTGACTGCGCTATTCAAAGCATTCAAATCAGTGCTCAAAACACCGTTATAAGCTGAGCTTTGAGATGTCAAAGCATTAGTAACATTTGTGTTGTTAGTTGCTGCCATGCTTGTCAAGGCTGTATTAGAAGCATTGCTCATGTTGGTCAATGCTGTGTTTGAGCTATTTGCGATGCTAGTCAATGCGGTTGTAGCGCTACCAGCTACGCTCACAATACCTGAATTGGCATTAGCTGCCATAGAAGCTTGATTGTTTGAGCCAGTATTAGCAATAGAAGCAAACGTACTATTAGTGCTGATAGCAGTCGCTGTAGCATTGTTAGACTGTGTGGTAGCCACTTTAGCGTTTTCATAAATGCCAAATCCTTGTACTGCGGTGGGCAGAATCAAAGATGCCCACTTGAAAACATCATCCCCTGCATTCTTAGGGGCTTCAATTCTTTGTTCCTGAGCTGCTCCACCCATGCCCATCTGCATGGACATTACAGCCGCCACGGAAGCGGCTGGGTCGCCTTTCTTCACCACTTCAGCCAATACTTGATAGCGAGCCTTTTCAGCCTCTGCTTTGTATCTGGCAATCGTGACTTGAGTCTCAGAATATTTCTGATAGTCGTTTGTAGCGCAACCAGCAAGAGCTAAGACTGCGAGGGGTATTGCGAGTTTAATCATCTATTTTCTCCTTGAGGGATTCTCTCACTTGGTTGTAACTGGCGACGCAGGCTTGGAGGGCTCGGATGGCTTTGTCCCCGTCTGCTGTGATGGCGATAAGATTTGCAGAAGCCTGTCCGTCAAGTTCGGCTCTAGCTGTAGATTGATTTCCTCCGGCAGTTCCGGCGGTGTTGGCGGAACATACACTATTGGAGGAGAGGGGGATTGACAAGCGCACAGCCCCAGACTGCACATCAGCAGTGAGCTTAGTAATCTTAACTTGAGCTTCATTGTTAGCCTTCTTTAACGCAGATGCGGTCTGATTGACTTTTTCGTTCAGCTCTTGTTCTCTTGCTCTGGCTTGCTCGTTGGCTTTTGCAACTTTTGCAACAGCTTCTGAATAGCACTCTTGATAGCCTTGATGGTGTCCATAAAAATACGCTCCTATGATTGCAAATAAACTTGCCACTAACACATAAGGGTTAAACATCACTGACCTTTCATTGATGCTCTGGCTGCCGCCATTCTCTCACGTTCCTCGTCATGCTCCAACACGGGTGGTGTTTTTGGTGGAGGAGGTGGCGTCCAAGGCGTGTTCATTGCTGACATCACGCCTGAAGGCTGACTCATAAACGGCGCACCTAAACCCATAGGTTGCATTAACGGAGCAGAACCAAAACCCATGGGTTGCATTCCCATAGGGCCTGCGCATGGATTAGACAGTGGCATCATGGCTCGTGCTCCCATTATGGTAGCAAGAACTGAGAAAATGGATGTTGCTATGATTTTAAGTAAATCATGTGTCAGTTTGTCGTTGGGCGCCATGTCTTTCATGGGCTGTTCCACAGCCACAACACCATAGACAAAAAACACCACAATTGTTAACAAAATCATACAAAAAGTTAACATGATGGCGAACTTAGATATTGCATCCAACAAACGCACTATCCCGTTGACTTCTTCTTCTTTAAGGTTTTTTAGGCTTGTAAGCATCGGTCAACATCCAAGGACAGGTTTGTGTAACATCACATAATGGGGGCTTGCAATCTTCGTCTTCCCAATGCTCTGGGTCTTGACAATGATAGCGATACTGATTGTCGCAAGAAGACAAAAGAAGTATAGAAGTCAATAGTAATGCGTACTTCATTGGTTGTCTACTTTCTTCACGGCCTTCTCAACTCTGATTTCCATACTTCGTATATCAACATACATCCACGCAACCAAAGGCAAAAGCAACAACAAAATGATGAGAAGAAGGGCTATGACAGTGAGGAAAAGTGAGTCAGACTGATCATCATTCCCCATGTCCACGCTATCATTAGAAGAGTTGCCGTTATAACCAAGGCTCTGGTTTTGATTAAATCCGCCTTTTGCCTTCGTTGCCATTCAGCTCTCCGTTTAGCCAATAATTTTTCCCTTCGCGCCAAAGCTTGTTTTGTTGCAATATCACCTATTGTGCTATTCACTCTTGTGTATAAATCCTTCAATTCACGAGGAACGCTATACACCATGTAGTCGCTCAATTCTGTGTTTAACTTTTCCATCTGCAAATTGGCAATAACCAATTTTATAGCAATGTCCTGTCCTTCGTCATCTCCCACAGTCAACGCTAATTCTTCTTGTTCTTTGACATAATTTTTTAACCCATTGTATGCTTGGAAAAATTTAGTTAATGCATCTGCAACTTGGGTAAAAATTAAGTTTTCGTCAAACTCTGGGGGAGGCTGTTTTCTTTTTGGCTTAACGGTTTTATTCTCTTGAGGCTGTACCTCATTTGTTTCTTCTTTACGTCCAAACACCTCTGCAAAAAAGCCAAATATGCCTGTCGCTGACTTTTTAACATTCTTGACATCTTTGGCCACGCCTTGAACTTCATTGATTGTTTCTGTGACAAGCTGTCGTCCTTCTTTGTACATTTCGCAGGAGTCTTTAATAAACTTGAGTGCCCCCGAAGCCAAAGCGACCAACGTAAACGGATCAATTTCTACACCCCAAAGAACTTCTTAAAGAATTCTGCAGCCATGCCTGGGCCAAGAAGAGTCATGAGCATGACGCCATAGAGCAAATACTCTATCTTTGTCATGCGTCTTTCTCCGTCTTTTAATGAACGTACGATTTGGTTGTATCTCTCAGTACAAATGGCTTCATGCACCGCCAAATCCTTCTCCACTTGATCCATTTTCAGCTCCGATTATTGCAGTTGATGTTTCTCTGTCTATGGTTAGTTTGCCTATGCAAGTGAAGTTCCAGTCATTGCCATTTTTATCTTTTTCAGTTTCACATGGCACATTGATCTTTACGTTCTTGAATAAATATTCTTTTTCGCCTTCAAACACTCTCCAACAATGGTCTAAAGTTCCTCTTCCCTCTTGACCTCTTGTTTTGTTGAATCTTATTGAATACTTCACACAACCTCCGCTGCAGGCAGCGTGGTTGCTGTTACTGTTGCATTAACTGAATAATTGGCAACTAAATTAAAGTGAACAAATTTGATTGGTTTGTCACTAGCATGTCGAGTAAATGAGTGCGCCAACCAAGAATTAGCAAATATCATCATGCCTGGCTTGGGCTCAAAATTGATCATTTTGCTGGCTGGTGTTGCCATGCTAGGGTTTTGCTCAGGCAAATCAATTTGAACTTTGGCAGATCGTGGATCATGAAATACAACCCTTGAACAATTTTCAGGGGTTTCAAGAAAATAAAAACCAACTATTTGTGATCCAAATCCATGAACGTGTTGCTCCATAGAAGAATGCTTATGGTGTTCTTGTGTCCACATTTCAGTAAATGAAGTCACAAAATTCTGCATGGCATATCCTTGATCATTCAAAATATTCCAAGCTGTGCCCCCAATAAATCCTACAAAATCAGCCAATCTAGGATCATCAAAGTAATTACTACTCATAATTACTGGATAAATTTCATTTAACTCTTGTTTTTCTCTTTGCTCTTTTAATTTTTCTTCAGAAACTTGTTTGACTACATCCAAAAAGTCAGGGCGCTCAATAATGTAAATTGGGCATGGAAAATGTGACGCAACGTGAAGTTGGTTTTGTGTAACCACTTCAGCTACTGATTCAGCAGCTTTACAGACTTTTTTGTTCTTTGCCTTAGCCATTGTTTCCTCTTTATGTTGTAACTAGAACCCATGTTGCTGTGGGAAAGTCTAGTTTATACTCTTTTCCATCCGTTGGATATGGTGGCATTATTTGCCATGTATTTGTTGTTCCTTGCCAAAAATATTGTTTGCCATCTGTTGGCTTTGGTGTTGGGGGAACATAAGCGCAAATTGACTCATCAAATGTCCACGCAGTAAAGTTACTTGAATTAGGATTTGCAGCCCATGCATCTTTTACAGCTTGTTGTTTTGCCGTCTTTTCTGCATCAGTCATTTCTGTTAAATCCCAAACATCTGTCCACACGCCATTAACTTTTTGATAGGTTGGTTCAGTGCTATTAAGAACTTGATAAACTGTAGGCCTTGGTATTTCAACCCTTATAAAGGGTTCCCAATTTGATGGGACTGAGCCAAACGCATCAATCAGATTATCTTCGAATGCAGGATGATTAACAGGTTGACCATTTTCAACTTGAATGTACAAATTCATTTTCTACCTCTTTATGGAGAACCAGCGCAAGTTGATGGGAATGAACGAGATGATCCGGGCCATATGATACGCACAGCACCTACACCGCCGCAAGCTCCAGTATAAGCATAAGAACAAGCGGTGGAAACATTAGCACATCGGTAACCTCCGCCTCCGCCTCCGCCTCCATATGCCCCACCATTACCATTAGTCGCATACGCACAACCACCATTAGCTCCAGAAGATCCACCGCCACCTGAAGTAGAGCCACAAGTACACCCATGCCCACCAGCTCCACTACATCCTTGGCCTGATATTCCTACGCCTCCACCTCCACCAGCTTGTGATATAAACGATGTGCATGCAGTCCCACGTGAGTTACCACCTCCGCCTCCGCCACCTCCCCCAGATCCAGCGGTAGCCTGATAGCCGTTACATGGGTTTGATCCATTACCTCCATTGCCAGAATATCCCCCTGCACCTCCTCCTCCAGATGTTATATACCCCTGAGCTTTTCGACCTTTTCCACCATTTCCGCCTCCTGTTCCAGTATATGATCCTCCCGTTGCACAGCCAGAACAAGAACCGTAAGCGCCTTTTCCACCTGTTCCGCCGCCGCCATTTACGGTTCCAGTTGAAATAAAATAACTAGTTCCTCCATTAGCACCACGAGAGGCCGGATTACAACAAGGAAAAACTGCACCATATGATCCACTACCACCTGTTCCTTTAGCACCAGCAACAACGGTGTATCCATTTCCGGGAGTAACGGAAATGTTGTTTTTATAGCCTAATCCGCCGCCGCCGCCACCAGTTCCAGAACGAGCGGTGGAATAAGCAGAAAACCCGCCACCGCCACCACCACCGCCACCAACAGCTACAACTGAAACACTAGTAACCCCTGCTGGAGCAATCCAAGTGTAGGTACCAGCAGTTGTATAAGATTGAGAGCCTGCCGCCGCATTTGTTGAAGCAGTTGCATTTCCACTATACGAACCATAGCCAATTGCATTCTGCGCCCTGACGTGGAATGTGTAACTTGTTCCAGCAGACAACCCAGTTACTGAAATTGGGCTAGATGAACCTGTTGCTGTGTTTGTACCAGATGAAGTACATGCCACTTGATACCCTGTAATTGGCGATCCACCGTTGTAGGATGGTGCTGTAAAAGAAACAGAAATTGCAGAAGTGCTTGTTCCTGTAGCTGTACCAATGGTAGGAGCACCCGGTACACCAGCATAAGAGCCACCAACAAAAGCATTAAGTATTCCACTCATGTCACATTAGTTCCTGTTAAGAGCCATTGAGTTGTTGCAATCTTGATGCAGTTTGCTACACCATATTGCGCTAATGTTCTTGATCCTGTGCTACCACCCTGTGCCCATGTCAATGTGTCAGAGTTTATAGCAATTGTTACATTGCTTGCAGACATATTGATAAATTGAATGACTGTGCCTAGAGGATATGCTACAGAAGCATTGGCAGCAATTGTAAATGTACGTGCGTTGGCGTCCGATGATGGGTGAAAAATACAGTACCCTGCATCACCCAATACAGTTGTGTATGCGGCTGATTGACTGTTTTGTGGAATGCTCAAATAACCAAGACTTGCACTAACAGGAGGCAATGTCATGGTGGTGCTATCTGTACCAGTAAAAGTGATTGAATTGTTAGCTGTTAATGTTTTTCCATCAGCTATGGTCAAAGTTGAGCCTGTAGCTGGTGCAGTCAAAGTAACTTTATTAATTGTTGTTGCTGATGCAACGCCCAAAGTTGGAGTTGTCAAAGTTGGGCTTGTAGCCAAGACAATAGAACCCGAGCCTGTAGTTGTATTGCCTAAAGCTGTGACTGTACCGCTTGTTGGTAGTGTCAAAGATGTTGTTGCTGTTGTTGTTAGTGTTGTGGCAAAAGCTCCTGAAGTAGTTAAATTACCACCAAGAGATAATGAGCCAGAACCAAAGGTTAAAGAAGAGCCAGAACCAGTTGTGGTTAACAATGATCCAGTAGTTCCTGATGCAACGTAAGTTCCAGAGGGAATGAACGCATACTTACCCCATGAACCTGCAGCAGTTGAGTTGTCTTCTACCCAAAGATAAACCATATTGCCTGGGTAAACTGTAGTCACCAAAGTAGATGAGTTATCGTTTACGGTAACGTTACCAGTCGCATCGTTATCAATGATAAACACTTGACCTGCAGGCAAAGTATTTGCAGCAGGCAATTGAACTGTCTGTGTTGTTGACCCACTGATCTTTTGGATTCGTGTGGAAAGAGCAGTTAATGTGGTGGTAGTTGCGGCTGCAGTTGTTACTGTTGAGCCACCAATTAAATTGACTACGCCACTAGAATTTTTATAAAAAATACGGCCGTCTGCATAATTGATTGCAAGTTCACCGTTGCCTAAATTACCAGATGAAGGCGTGTTGGTTGATGTACCACTGTTGTACAAATATATTGGGGTATAGCCTGATGCTGACATTAGAATGTTCCTCCGTTGATACCTGCTGTCAAGGTATTATTTGTGTAATTGTATGTCAGGGATGTGTTTGTGTTAACCCCAACGTTGCCTGTTGCTGTTGAACTAAAGTGAAGGTAATTGGTTGAACCCGATCCTGCAGTTGCAGCTACATTGGTTGCGTTTGTTGCGTTTGTTACTGCGGTTGTTCCAATTACAGAAACCACTTGAGCTGCGGTTGCTGCACTAAATGCAGATGTCCCACTACCGTATGCTAGACCCGTAAGTGTCGCAACGCCAGTACCGCCAGAAGCAACAGGTAAAGTACCAGTAGTAAGAGCCGAACTTGAGGACGCATAAACCGCACCTCCTGATGTAAATGATGTTAACCCTGTACCACCATTTGTAGTTGCAAGCGTACCTGCTAAAGTAATACTACCAGTTGAACTAGTATTTGGAGTAAATCCTGTTGTGCCAGCGCTAAATGATGAAACTCCTGCTGACGCTGATTGCCATGATGCAGTTGTACCATTAGAAGTCAACACATAGCCATTTGACCCAATTCCAAGCCTTGTAGCGCTATTTGTACCGTTTCCAATGATTAAATCACCAGTAGTGGTAATGGGGGACAATGCATTGAATGCAGCAGAAGCGGTTGTTTGTCCTGTTCCACCATTTGCTATTGGCAGTGTTCCACTTGTGATTTGTGATGCAGAAATTGCAATTGAAGTAGAACTAGCTGCAGTCAATTGACCTTGTGCATTTACTGTGAATGTACCAACAGAACTTGCTGAACCATATGAGTTGGCAGTTACAGCAGTATTTGAAATGCTGAACTGTGTTCCAGTTAAAGTAAGTCCTGTGCCTGCGGTATAAGCGCCAGGTCCAGCAATTTGTGCAAACACCAAAGGTGTTGTGCCAATTGTGATTGGAGCATCAGTAGTTTGTACCCACTGAGTGGAAGCGTTTACAGTTCCACTGATAATAAAAGTTGTATCGCCTGGGGCTACTTCATTCTGTCCAGTACCTGTTTGATCATAGTCTGTTGCACGAGTCAATACCCATCCAACTGATCCTGATCCCACGCTGGTAACAGTATAAATACCATTATATTGACCTGAAGATTCGTTCTTAACTAAAATCCTTTGGCCAACGCTTGGGCTTCCGCCATCAATTGCTAAAGTAGCAAAAGGACTTGTTTTGGTGATTGTTGCGCCAACTCCAGATGATCCGTTGTTGTAAGTAACTGTTCCCAAGTCAGCAGTCGTTGCATAGTTACAAGCTGCGTGATAGTTTACATTCGAGACTGCAGCATCCACATATTGCTTAGTGGCCAACTGAAGTGCAGATGTTGGGTCTTGTGTTACTGAAACTGAAGTCAAGCCAGCAGGCGTCAATGATGTTGCGCCTAATGCTATATTTGTTGTTCCTAACGTGATTGAACTATTGGTTAATGAACTATTGCCAATATTACTCAATGTGTTTGTTGAGCCACTGATTGACTTGTTTGTCAATGTATCGGTTGTTGCTCTACCTACCAAAGTGTCAGTGCTTGAGGGTAGGGTCAGTGTTCCGCTATTGACAATTGACGAAATGACTGGAGAAGTCAATGTCTTGTTTGTCAGAGTCTGCGTTCCAGTCAAAGTGGTGACAACTGTTGTATCAATTGCAATCGTGCCTGATACTGTGATTGTTCCACCAGTCAATCCTGTGCCTGCAGTTATAGATGTAACTGTTCCTGCACCAGTCAATGTTTGCCAAATGGGATTACTTGAGCCTTGGCTAGTCAAAACTTGACCTGACAATCCAACTGGAGTCACAGCAAAGCCAGTTCCGTTTCCGTAAAGGACGCCTCCTGCAGTTGGGGCTGTAGACAAGCCTGTTCCACCATTTGCAACACCTAAGACACCACCTAAAGTGATAGCGCCTGAGCTTGCTGTTGAGGGTGAAAGACCAGTAGTACCTGCGCTAAATGTGTTTACAACCGCGCCACCTGAGCCAATTGCATTTTGCACAAAAGCAGTTGTTGCTATTTGTGTGGAATTAGTTCCAGTTGATGCTGTGGGCGCACTTGGTGTTCCAGTCAAAGTAGGACTGTTTGCCAATACTACTGCGCCACTTCCTGTCGTTGACGCGCTAGAGGCTGATGTAGCCCTTCCATACGCATCAAATGTGACTGTTGGTAGTGTGTATGACCCTGCGCTTACTGCGGTGCTTGCAAGGCCAATTTGAGGGCTTGTAGACCCATTCGTGACTGATATTTGTCCTGAGACGCCAGTCACTGCTACTGTGCTCAAAGCTGTGCCATTTAGCGCCAATAAACCTGTTCCAGTTGTGCCAACTAAGTTTTGCAGAACTGTTGATAGGCTGATTGTTGGGTTGCCAGTTGTGCCATCACCATTTGCAACTGATACGCCTGATCCACTTGAAGTAATTTGTACGTTTGTGAGCGTAGTGCTATTGGTTTTGACTTGTATTCCTGTGCCAGAACTGATCAACGATGCCAATGCACCTGTGACTGCTATGGTATAACTACCCAAAGAACCGCCATCTGTTGCAGTTAAACCAGTTGAAACTGCTATTTGACGACTATTTGCAAGGCTGGTTTGTTGGCCAACCGTCAAAAATGTTTGAGTTTGTGTGGGCTGAGATGCTATGGCGCCTGTGGTTGTCTGAACCGTCACGCCATTTTGCACAATGGGAACTGACTCGTTACCAGTTAACGCCCCTGCGGTTGGCAATTGTGTAATTGTGACTTGTCCACTCATGTTATTGGCCTGTAGATGGATTGGGGCTTGGGCTTATGATGTTTGTGTTGCCATTTTGTTGGGGAATATCATTCCCATTTTGTGTACTAATGTAGATTTCGGTAGGATTACCGCCAGGGATATTTGTACCTGTAGGCGTCACCACCAAACCATTGTCATTAGCTGCAACACTAACATCAGGTCTTGGAAATTGTAAGTTAATTCGCTCAGTCTTTCTAGCGGGTAATCGGTAGGGGTCTTTCTGATCTGCACACCCACGTTGACATACTTTTAGACCAGGAAAATTTGGGTCAGGCATCGCCTCAATAATTGGTCTTTTGAAACGACATCTGTCACAAATAAAGATGGCAATAGATGCATTACCACTTGTATCAAGAAATCTGGGCATTGCTCACCACCTTTGAGACAAATCCAATTGAGCAACCAACCGCCTGCATTATGTCGCTGTATTTTTTGCCCTCAGACCTCATGGCTAGTATTTTTTCGGCTTTTTGGAAAGACTTCATCCGTACTGCCGCTGCGCTTGCTTCTTGCGCTTTGGCGCGATTTTTTGATATTTTTGCGGCATATTCGCGATCTGTCGCAAACCGCTCTTTAAATTTTTCGCCAGCCTCGGATTGATAGCCCTCCACCCTGTGCTTTGTGGCTTCAGAGCGAACTTTGTGCATGTACGCATCAAAAGACGGGTCGGAAATGCGCTTTTTCTTGATGGACTTCTCCCTTTCAACAAAAGCGTGTCGGCGTGCAATTTCAAACAGTCGGCTGTTGCAGTATCTGTTCTTTCCGCCTTTCATGATTATCACCGCCTGCCACATTGTCCCGCCATGGATTTTGGCCAGTAGTACATGAGCCAAAAAATGCTCACGAGCTGTTAGAGCCACAAGGTTTGAGCTGTCATCGGAGCCACCCAGTGCCTTGGGCAGAATGTGGTGGCGCTCAACGTATCCGTCTGGGCACACTCTGGCCTTTGCCTTTGCAATCAAGCGTTGATAGGTCAGAAAGTAGTTCATCGTGTGTACGGCGCTATGTTAGGCGCAAAGTAGATTGGTGACTTATCACGCTCTTCATTTTCAGCCATGATAAAGTATTTTTCTGCTTGTGCTTCCAAATATTGAATTCTTCCCAAGTCAACGCCAGGCAATATCAAGCTCATTTGGTGAGCTAATAAGTATTGAATAGCCTGATTCCAACGTTGTGGTATCTCAAGTTGACCATTCAAACCACCTACATCGTCAATTTGACGTGAATACCAAACTGTCATTTGTACAAAAGCATTACTTGGGGCTGGCCACAAAGTAATCTTTGCCTGTGGAATAGTTCTATTTAGCCAATACTGATAGGGCTGATTAGCCGTAAAGTTCTTATTTGGCAAGTTTGTGTAATCATCTCTATTTAATCGAGACATTGTCACTTCTGTGGTGTTAACACCAAAGTACAACTCTCTTAATGCTAAAGTTGTACCGTTTGTGGCTTGCATTCTGTAATACTGAGCCGTAGCACCTGGGTCAATGTCTTGCCATACCCATTGGCCATCTTGAACAGCTACGTTTGTTCCTGTGTACAACGTGACCCAAGTTGATCCGTCATAAGAATATTGAAGCGTGTAGCTCCATGTTGCAGTTCCACCGCCAGAAATATAGGGCATGAAGCCAATTGAACCAATGTATTGGGAGTTGTTTGTCCCATAATTGACCTGATAATACCCATTTGCCACCGTCATCTGGTTATAAGTTTGGATGTTGTCATCATAAATGTTTGACACACCTGATCCATCGCTTGATGAATATGATCCAGAAGGCTGTGTAATCGTGCGATAGAGCGCGTTTAAGACGTCAACGCCACCTACGGGTAGCAAATACTCGTATTGGTCTGGAATCAGGCCATAGACCTGTTTATTGATGGCCCAATAGTTGATGCCTTGATTGATTAAATTGGACAGCACAAAGAACAAGGCTTGTTTAGAGCCTTGAACTTGTTCAATCGTCAGTTCTTCAGCCAATTTGCCCGATAAACGTGCGCCTTGGTCAATAAAGTTCTGAACGGTTACTACCGTTTGTCCAACAGTACCACTATAAGACATGAGTTACCTCACCATCCTGGGCAGTCCCACCTTCTCAAAGATGCTTTTGCTCTTGGCGCATCTCCTGAAGCGTGTTTAACTACTCCTGACATCCTTGCACAAAATGAATTTTTACGAGCGCCACCTTGTGGCTGAGGAGCTTTTAAATGGCTCCCAGTTTCTCGATTGTACTTTTCTCTACCCTTAGCTGTGAGTCCCGCACCTTTGTTTGTCGGTAGTTTCTCACCGCGACCGACAGCCAAACTGACCCCACCGCCATCTTTCTTTTTAGCCGTTTTAGCTGACTCGATAAAGGCTTCCTTTGTAGGGGCACCTTTAGATCCGACACGACGCATGTGTTCTCCTGATCCATGGGCTATCCTCTCTTGTTTTTTATGAATATTGGCATAAAGACCGTTCTTCATTACCAACATCCCTTGTGTTTTTCATTGGCGTGATGTGTAGAAACTTCACCACCATGAGCTTTTTTAGCATGTCTTTTGACTGCGTAAGCAATCGCTACTGCCTGCTTCTGGGGCTTGCCTGCGTGAATCTCAGCCTTGATGTTGTGCTCAAAAGCTTTTTTGGATTTAGATTTGGTTAAAGGCATGATTAGGTTCCTACTCCAGTTACAAGATTGTCATTTTGAATCAAAATGCCAACTAAGTTTTGCGAACAAATCAATGGACCACCAACGCTTGCTTTATACAAGTATTGAATATCAGTTTTCTCTGTAATTTTGCGAGGCACTGTTTCGTAGTTAATTTCAATTTGTTGCACAAAAGTTTGTTCTTGCACAATTTTTTGAGCGCCTGACACGTTATCGTTGAATTGAACTTCAAAGTTAATCCAAGAACCACTTGTAAAACCAATATTTGCTGTCTTGTAAGACCGCATAATGTACAAACTATAACCAGCAGGCACCGTGTAAATACTTGCTTGATTAACGCCCAAGCCAGGGTTAATTTGTGCTAGCAATGTGGTACTTTGCTTGAATGTAATAGTTCCTACGTTAACGCCATTTGTTACGCCAACATTGTTGATGCGCAAATATGATTTAACTGATGTAACAGCATTTGTACCGTTCAAGGCAATTACTTCGCTGATTGGCGCAAAGTTGGCATCCAAGCCTTGGATTTGAACGCTCAATGCGGTTGTATCAGAAGCCGAAGAACTGACAATGGTCAATTGAGCTGCTGAACTAGGAAATGGGTATAGACCACCGCTTTGGGTTAAACCTTCCCAAAGAGGGCCAAATGCTGTGTTGCTAACGGAAGCTGAGTATCCGTAAAGCAAAAATGGTGTGTGACCTTGAATTTGACCACGAGAAACTTGAAGGTTGAAAGGCTCAACTCTTCCTGCTCGTGTCACTGATGCAGTAATACCATTACTCATAATTGTTCCTTAAAAAGTGGGAGAGCCGAAGCCCTCCCATCTTACTCAACACTTTCTCATTGAGCCACCACGCTTTTTAGCAGGTGAATATGTAACTGATTTTTCAGTTTTAGTCACGCTACCATCTGGTGTGGTTGAACCAAACAACCCTTTAACTGCATTCACACCGCGTTTGATTGCGTTGGGAATCATGTTCTTGGTTGCTTCGTTTTCTGCACGCTGAGATTTCTCCCAGTTTTCATAGTCACGGTTGGCTTTGTCGGCAAACATTTGGTCATCGGAGGTCATGCCTCCGTCAGCCTTTTTTGCGACTTTACCTCCGCGTTTGAAAGTACCAGATTGCAAGCTGTTGGCCACAGGACGGCTGACGAAGTGCTTAGGCATTTTTACTGCCTTGCCATCGTCGACTACATTACCCCCTGTGGCGTAGTGCTTTTTTACTGCATGGCCTCCATGCTTGTAACCACCAGCATTGGCTTCTTTGACCTCACCAGTACGACCCATTTTCTTTCCGGGTGTAGATGTGTCAGCAGCGCGGTTTTCCCAGTCGCCATCCTCATAGGTGTCACCTTTGAGTCTGTCTTCCTTTTTGCCTTTCATTGTGGCCGCAGGGATTGCGCCGCCAGTAGCCTTATGATGCATCTTGTGATGAGCTTTACCGCCATGCTTGTAACCGCCAGCGTTGGTTTCCTTAATGCCACCAGTACCATGAGCTTTGTCACGCTTGGCTGAGTGCATTTCGGTGTTCAAGTAGTCATGCTCATTGTCTTCAATGGTGCCATGCATCTTGATTTTGCCTGGGTTCTTAGACTCATGGGTGTCAGAAGGAATAGCGCCACCAGTGGCTTTGTGATGCATTTTGTGCATCTTTCCACCGTGTTTGTAGCCTGCTGGTTTGCCCTCATGGATTTCTCCAGTGCCGTGGTGCTTGTCGTGGTGGTCACCATCAACAACCATGGTCTTCTCAAATTTCTTTGCGTTACCTTTGATTGTTGTTTTGGTTTCGTCACGATCAATAGCGCCACCAGATGCCTTGTGGTGCATCTTGTGAGCTTTTTCCATTGGCATAGACTCGTGATGATGGAGTTCTTTCTCCAACTTCTCAATGTGCTTTTCCATGCCCATGTGACCGCCTTTTTTCATGCCAGTCAGAGCTTTTCTTACCATGGCTGCGCGAGCTACACGAGCTGCTGGTGCCATCGCTGCAATAGCGGGGCGTGCCATAGGAGCCATAGGAGCACGCATTGGAGCGCCCATCATGCCACCGTCAAGCTTGTGCTCAACCTTACCACCCTTTTTGTACTGGTTGGGGTTCATAGCTTTGCGACGCTCATGCATAGAAGGCTTCTTGGGGGCGTGGCCATGCTCAGACTCAAAAGCCTCGTGAGCACCATGCATCATGCCACCATGTGCCTCGTGCATGGACTTGTGGCCATGCTCTTCAGCTTTCATGCCTTTGTGATGTACTTTACCGCCTTTTTTGAGCTTCAGGATGACTGAAGGCTCGTCGGTGTACATCTTCACCATTGGTTTAAATTGACCCATAGTAGCCTCCTATTAAGCTTGTGTAACGCCAAGAGCGCCAACGCGTGTAGCGTTAGGGCCAACAGCAATGCCAGGTAAAGCGATAGTCATTACCAAACGCTTAGTGCCGTCAGAAGCTGTAGATGGTGTGTATGTTCCACGAACATCACCAGTTGTTGATGTTGCGGTGTTCAAGTCTGCTGCTACAAATGTACCAGTATCTTGTGCAAGAGTATTGTTCCAACCCACTTTGACAACGTAACCTGCGTCAAAACAACGTACAGGCAAGCCCAAAGTGTCAGTAGTACCAATAGTTACTGCTGTTGCAGAACCGTTGATTGTTGCACTAACGATTTGATAGAAAGCTTTTTTGCCTGACTTAGCAGTACCTGCGGTTGCAACTGTGATTGCTTCAGTCATTGCTTGACCATAGTAATCGTAACCACTGATTGTGATTGTGCGAGCAGTTGTTGATGTGTTGATTTGCAATGCACGTGGTGTGTTCAATTGAAGAACAGTTGTGCCGTCAGCGCGAACAACAGATTTCACTGATGTGCCTGCAGTCAATGTAACTGATCCAGAACCTGATGCTGTCTGTGATGCAGCAATGTTTGCTGTCTGCAAAGTTTGTGGAACACAATCCCAAACGTATACACGACCAAGGGGGCCAACACCCAAGTCCATGGGAGCGGGGTCGCCAAGGTATGCATCGCCTGAAGATGTAATTGTGATTGAGCCTGTAGCGCTTGAAGATGCGCTCAGCGTGTATGTACCAGTTCCACCATTACCAGTGACAAAAGCTGTAATGTAAGAACCAGCAGTAATGCCTGTTCCGCTTACATATTGTCCTAAAGTCAGGATGTCGCCTGTCAAAAGTGCGGTGATGGTCATTGTGGTACCAGTTACTGAACCAGTAAATGTACCTTCTGTTTGTGATAAATCCAAACCCATGTAGGTTTGGGCTGGGCCTAAGAATAGGTCGTCTGAAAATTGAGGCATTTGATCTTCTCCTTGAAAAGCTTGATCAGTTAAAAAAAAGGGGTGGAGATTATCCACCCCCTATTTGCTTTAGACTCCGGCTGTACCGTAGGCACAACGGGGATCTGTGAAGCCAACGTCGTAACGCTCTGTTGCTTTGTAGCGCATAGAGTCAGTTTCGAAGTCACCTTCCATGGTTTTCTCAAGACGTCTGCGCATCAAAAGCTTGAAGCCTTCGGGAGCATCTGTCTGAACCCACCATGCTGTAGATGATGTCAAGCGTGACAACACAGCGGCACCCTCGTCCAACAAACCGATAGATTTGATGGGGTTGATGTCGTTGTTTGCATTGCCAGTTCTGAGCACTGACTTCAACAATACTTCAGCTTGGAAGATATTGCCAGGAGCCACGATCAATTGACGTGGTACCAAGCGAATACGCTTGCCGTTGTTGTCAACTGCTTGGCGGATTTGAATCAACATCTGCTCAAGAGATGTTTGAGACAAGTTAGCTGCAGTAGCCAATTGGTTGCTGAATGTGCCATTCACGATGGGGTGAGCAGTGTTAATCAAAGAAACACCGTCGCCACCGGGATAGCTGCTGTTGAAGGCTGTGTTCAACACGTTAGCTGACAACAATTCTTTAGTCTCAACCAAAGACTGTGCCAAGTGACGTGCATAAACTTGACCAATACGGATGTGGTCGCCGTCTTCCACCAACACTTTTGTCAAAGCGAAGGCAAGGCCATACACTTTGTACAAATAGCGCTTCAGGAATAACACACCACCTTGTTGATACGTAACGGGTGTACCGTCAGGCAACTGGGGTGCTGCGCCAAATCCATAAAGGACAGGCTCTTCATGATAGTTACGGGGAATGCCGTCTTCTTCGCGGAACACACGGCTCCACTCGTCGGCACGTTGGTCATAGACTCCGTCAAAGCATTCGTTGAGAATAGGTTCAACAATACTTCTAAAGTCCGTACTTCGCATTGGTGCTGCCATTGCAATACTCCTTTATTAAACAACAGCAGTAGTTGCTGCAACAAATTGAACATATGGCAACTGGATACGAACAATCGTATACGCGTCACCCCAAGCGTTGTCCACGTAGGGAGCCAAGTCAACAACACGCATTTGGCCTTGAGCGCCGTTAGCTTGAGCAGAAGCTGAAGCCAAAGTTGCTTGAGACAAACCAGTGGTTGTGGAACCAGCGGTAATGTTGCTGAAGTTGTACTCGCCACCGATAGTGGTTTGAGCCATTGAACCGTCAGCTTGGATTTCGTAAACGATTTTTTCGTCGTTGTAGAAATAAGCTACGCAAGTACCAGCAGTGTAGCTAGTGTTTGCGGGCCAATAGTTGGAAACGCGAGCGCGACCAGTTGTATCTGTCCACTGAACACCAGCGAAAGCGCCTGCGACTTGATAGCCGTCAGAAGCTGCACTGTTACCAGGGGTAGCAGAGGGGACGATTGTGCCTTTCGCAATGCCTGACAAGCTTGTGGCTGTCAAGACTGCGGCTGTCACGTAAGAAACTGGTTGTCCTTTTAAAATGTTAACGGACAAACCAGATTGAATACCGCCAGCAAGCGCCTGAGCGCGATCCAGACCAGAGGGGTGGAACGCAGGGCGCAAGCCAAACGGAGCATTAGTTGCTGACATAGTCAAACTCCTTTAGGTTAACC